AAAGTTATATGGACTTTGTAAAGTATGTTTGGCCTCAGTTTATTGAGGGCAGGCATCACAAGATTTACGCTCAGAAGTTACAGGACGTTGCGGACGGCAAAATCAAGCGTTTGATTGTTAACATGCCGCCTAGACATACGAAGTCTGAGTTTGCGAGTTATCTGTTTCCCACTTGGTTGATGGGTAGAAGGCCCGACTTAAAGATTATTCAGGCGACTCACACGGCTGAGTTGGCTGTTGGCTTTGGTCGTAAGATTAAAAACTTAATTGAGAGTGAGGAGTTCAAGGATGTTTTCCCGAATGTCAGTCTTGCTTCGGATGCCAAAGCGAGTGGTAGATGGAGTACGAACGGTGGCGGCGAGTATTATGCGGTTGGTGTCGGTGGCGCTCTCGCGGGGCGCGGCGCTGACCTTGCGATTATCGACGATCCTGTCTCCGAACAAGACGCGCTGAGTGTTACGGCGTTAGATAATATCTACGAGTGGTACACTTCTGGTCCACGGCAGCGTTTGCAGCCCGGTGGGTCTATCATCATTGTGATGACGCGGTGGTCTATTCGTGACCTGACGGCGAAGGTTTTGGCGAAGCAGAGTGAAAAGGGCGCAGATAAGTGGGAAGTTGTTGAGTTTCCTGCGATTATGCCGTCTGGTGATCCTCTTTGGCCTGAGTATTGGGCGCTTGACGAGCTTGAGGGTGTTAAGGCTTCTATCCCTGTAGCCAAGTGGAATGCGCAGTATATGCAGAACCCCACTGCTGAAGAGGGCGCTATTATTAAGCGTGAGTGGTGGAACGTGTGGGAAAAGGATGATCCACCTGCATGCAGCTATATTATCCAAAGTTATGATACGGCATTTAGTAAGTCTGACAGGGCTGACTTTAGTGCTATTACGACTTGGGGTATTTTTCACAATGATGAAACGAGAGAGGATCACATTGTGCTGCTTGACGCGGTTCGTGGTCGTTGGGAGTTTCCAGAGTTAAAGCAGCAGGCGAATGAATTATACGACTTATACGAGCCTGACATGGTTCTTGTGGAGCAAAAGGCTAGTGGTATGCCTCTCACGCAAGAATTAAGGCGCATGGGCATACCTGTAACGCCTTTTACGCCCAGTAGGGGTGCGGATAAGTTTACACGCATGCACGCGTGCGCTCCTGTCTTTGAGAGTGGCATGGTGTGGGCACCAGATGCTAATTTTGCTGATGAAGTTATGGAAGAATGTGCTGCATTTCCGAATGGTGAACATGATGACTTGGCGGATTCGATGACTCAGGCTATACTACGTTTTAGACAAGGTGGTTTTATCACCACTCCGAGCGACTATGACGATGAAGATGAACTTGCGTATGCACGCAGAAAAAGGGAATATTACTGATGGCTGAAAAACGTAAACCCATTAATTTGAAGAAAACTCGTGGCGGTGCATATCAATACGGAGGCGAAAACGCACGAAAATTTGAGGACCTGTTGTTTGAAAAATATTTAAATAACTCTATTAGTGATCCTAATATTAGGGAAAAAATGAATCGTTTAGGTGCAACGCATTATGCCAGCACAGGTCACGACGATGCAGGTAGGCTTGAAAAACTAATGATGGGGTTTGCACAAGAAAAGGCAAATGAGAGAAGAAAGAAGTCCAAAGCAAAGATGCCTAAAAAACGGCCTACTCCATTTAAGAGCGGTGGCGTTGTTAAGGGCGGAAAGAAACCAAAAATGGGCTGCGTCATGAAGGGGCGTGGCGGAAAATATAAAGGACAAAGCTAATGCCTAATACACCAAAGAAATATAAAGGATTTTCAAAGCTGCCTGAAGAAGTGCAGCAGAAAATGGACCCCAAAGCTGCCATGAAGTACATGGAAGGTGGTGCGGTTAAGAAATACATGGGCGGCGGCAAAGTTCGCGGTTATGGACATGCAAGTTTGCTGGAGTAAAGTAAATGGCTAAAATCGTTATCAACATTGACATGGATGAGTTGAAGTCAGGCATTAACCAAGTTGTTGATGACGATATGTACGAGATAGAGGAAGAGGAATTTGTTTGTCCTCTTCCGACTCAGGACTCTAAGTTAAATTCTGAAAATCGTGAATATGTTATTAAAGAGCATTCTTATGGCCCATCAGAGGGCGGTAAAGAAATGTGCGGAACTTGCAGTTATTACAGCATTAAGTCTAAAATGCTTGATTGCTTGAGCAGTGGTCTTGAAATGGATGTCGAAGGCGTGGGATATTGCGTAAAGTTTGAATTTGCTTGCAAAGCTGAAAATGTTTGTGATGCTTGGGAAAAGGGTGGCCCCATAACTGACTTTGACGACATTGATACGCTTGAGCCGATTGAGGGTAACGAAAAGGATATTTTCTAATGGCAGTCGAACGTGGATTAGGTGCAGGTGGATTGCCTGAAGACCCAATGATTGCGGAAGCTGAATCTCTTCAAAACGTAATTGATTTGCCTGCGCAGCCGGGAGTTACTGAATTTGATGATGGCAGTGCGGTTATAGGGGAGTATGAAGAAGATCAGCCACCTATCCAGCCTGTTCCTTTTGATGGGAACCTAGCAGAAGTTGTTGATGAAGCCGAGCTTGGTCGCATTTCATCTGACTTGGTAAATTCCATTGAAGATGACTTAGCTTCTCGTGAAGACTGGGAAGATACTTACAAGCGTGGTTTAGAGTTCTTAGGAATGAAGACAGAAGAGCGTTCAGAGCCTTTCGAGGGTTCTTCTGGCGTTATTCACCCATTGCTTGCTGAAAGTGTGACTCAATTTCAAGCGCAGGCTTATCGTGAGTTATTGCCAGCCACTGGGCCTGTTCGCACAGCGGTTGTTGGCGCTCAAAATGAAATTCTTGTTAAGCAATCTGAGCGTGTCAAAGACTACATGAATTACATGATTACCTATGAAATGGAAGAGTATGATCCTGAGTTGGATCAGATGCTTTTTTATCTTCCTGTCATTGGTTCTACGTTTAAGAAGGTTTATTTCGATCCTTTGAAGGGTCGCGCTGTTAGCAAGTTTATTCACGCTGAAGACATGGTTGTACCTTATGGCGCTACTGATTTGTTATCTTCTCCGCGTATTACACATCGCATAACAATGGATTCTAATGAAGTCAGAAAGCTACAGTTAACTGGATTTTATCGTGACATTGACTTGCCAGATGAGTCTGAAAGTGACACTGCGGCTATGAGTGAAGTTGAAGAGTCAATTGATGATATTCAAGGCGTTCATCCTAGTGGACCGTCTGAAGAATTGACTTTATATGAGATTCACACAAGCCTTGATATTGAAGGCTTTGAGGATATTGGCCCTGATGGAACCCCTACAGGACTGAAACTTCCTTACATTATTACGGTAGTTGCTGATAGCGGAGATGTTTTATCCATTCGCCGCAACTATCAAGAAATGGACCCGATGAGGCGTGCGAAGCAATACTTCGTGCATTATAAATTCTTGCCGGGTCTTGGATTCTATGGCTTGGGCTTAACGCACATGATTGGCGGTTTAGCACAAGCATCTACATCTATTTTGCGTCAATTGATTGATGCAGGCACGCTCTCCAATCTTCCAGCAGGCTTTAAAGCCCGTGGCGCTCGTATCCGCGATGAAGATAATCCCCTTCAGCCGGGTGAGTTCCGCGATATTGATGTGGTTGGAGGCACCCTGCAAGGCTCATTGATGCCGCTCCCCTTCAAAGAGCCTTCAGGGACGCTTTATAACCTTCTAGGGACGCTTGTAGACGCAGGACGCAGGTTCGCTTCTATGGCTGACATGAAGGTTGGTGAGATGAGCGGTGAAACGCCTGTCGGAACCACTATGGCAATCATGGAGCGTGGCACGAAAGTTATGTCCGCGATTCATAAGCGCTTGCATTATTCTCAGAAAATTGAGTTTAAGCTTCTTTCTAGAATATTTGCCGAAACCATTCAGGCATATCCATATGCTGCTGACATGCAGATGGGTCCAGAAGTGTTTGTTCAGGATTTCGATCAGCGTGTAGATGTTTTGCCTGTATCTGATCCAAACATCTTTTCGATGTCACAAAGGATTGCATTGGCGCAAACTGAATTGCAGTTAGTGCAATCTAACCCACAGATTCACGGTGGCCCACAGGGTTTGTACCAAGCATATCGTAAAATGTATGAGGCTTTAGGCGTTAATAACATTGACGCTATACTCCCCCCGCCTCCACAGCCACAACCTGTAAATCCATCCAAGGAGAACCAGAACGCTCTTATGGGCGCTCCGTTGCAAGCGTTCCCTGACCAAGACCATGAAGCACACATTGAAGCTCATATGGCTGTTATGTCTACTCCTGCGATGCAATTAAACCCACAAGCGCTTGTGGTCCTGCAAGGGCATATACAAGAGCACATTGGATTGTTGGCGGAGGCTCAAGCACAGCAGGAAATAATGTCAGAAATCCCACCAGAACAAATGCAGATGATGCAGCAGCAGGCTCAGATGATGCCTCCACAGCAAGGTCCGCAAGGCCCAATGCCGCAAGACCCAATGCAGATGATTATGATGCAGTTAAAGCCTCAGATCGACGCAAGGGCCGCACAAATAGCAGCGGACATGACAGAACAACTTGTGCAGGCTGTATCTCCGCAGGAAGAGGGTCAAGACCCTCTCGTTGAGATAAGGCAGCAAGAATTGCAGCTAAAAGCAGCAGACTTGCAGCGTAAGCAAGGTGAATTTGATGCGCGTCAGGAAATGGACCGTGAAAAGGAGCGCAATGATGTGCTTATAGCGCAGCAACGCATAGATGCCCAAGAAAAAGCTATAGATGAGCGTTCTCGCGTTGCTGAAGAGCGCATTCAAACGCAGCGTGATATTGCTGCTGTGAATGCAAAAATGAAAGGACAGTAAGATGGTTTCATCTGTTAGAGAAAAGATTATAGAGCAAATTCGTTCTGCCAAGCGCATAGCGAAAGATGCTCAAGAAGCTGTAAAAAATGCTCAAGAAGCTGTTGAAAAGGGATTTGATGCAGCAGTTGAAAAAGTCAGGGCGCGAACGGAAGAAGGACATTTTGTAAAAGATGACCCAAGTACCCCAGAAAATGAAGCGTGGGTTGAAAAGCCAAAACCAAAGCCAAAGAAAAAGCCAGCCGCCAAGAAAAAAACAACCGCAAAGAAAAAAGCGGCTAAAAAAGTTTAGCAAAATCGCTAGACCCCAGAAGTTCCAAGGTATCTTCTGACTTTTTGGTAATATCTCTTGTGTTTCCCGCATAATTGCATACTATATGCGGTATGGACGCAATACATCTTGCAGAATATTTATACAAAAGCATTCGTGAGCGCGATGTTCGTCTAAAAGACAAGCTTGCGGATGGTTCGATACAAACTTTTGATGAGTATCGGTATATTGTAGGTGAAATACGCGGCATGGCCTACGTCGAAGAAGAATTAAGAGCCGCGATGAAAGGTATAGAGTACGCAGATGACTAAAAAGTTATTTGTACCAGAGCACGTTGCTGTAGCAGCGGACAAGGTTGCAAAGGGCGCAAAGGCAATGCCAAAGCCCATTGAGAACGCGTTTGGTAAAGGCGCGGAAAATAAAAACGAAGATGATCCATCCCAGATGGAAGCTTCATCACTGGAAAGACTACCACAGCCTACGGGCTATCGTGTTCTTATCATCCCTTATTACCCTAGTGAAAAGACAAAAGGCGGCATTATCGTTCCTGATCAGGTTCGTGAGCGTGAATCTTTTGCTACGGTAGCAGCTTATGTCGTGAAATTAGGCCCTGATGCCTATATGGACACCCAGAAGTTCCCAAATGGTCCTTGGTGTAATGAAAAGGACTGGGTTCTTATAGGAAGATATAGCGGAAATAGGTTCAAAGTAGAAGGTCTTGAGGTTCGTATCATAAATGACGATAACATTATCGCTACGATCCTTGACCCAAAAGACATTTCATATGTATAAGGTAACGGAGAGCAAGGAAAATGGCTATGTCTGAAGAAATTCGTGAAAGCGAAGAGCTTGAAAGCAATACCTCAGTTGAGCTTGATGATGATCAAGACGATCAAGCTATTGAAGTATCTTCTGATGATGAAGAAGAAGAAACCCGAACAAATGTTCAGGAAAAAAACTCAGGAGATGATGAGTTAGATAGTTACAGTGATTCTGTAAAGCGTCGAATCAATCAATTAACAGCAAAGCGTAAGCAAGCAGCAGAGGAAGCTCAAGCTGCCGTTCAGTATGCTCAACAAATGCAGGCTGAAAACGAGCAAATGAAAGGTCGTTTGCAGCAGCTTAATGGGGCATACAACAATGAAGCTGAAAGCCGATTAAATGCTCAAGAGCAGCAAGCCATTCGTGCTCTGCAAGAAGCTAATGAAGCTGGAGACTATGAAAAGGCTGCGAAAGCCCAACAAGCTTTAGCTAAAATTGCAGTTGCTAAAGACAAGGTTAGCACACAAAAAGCTAGAATAGCTCGTGATAATAATGCTCAACAGCAAGACCAGCAAGCTCAACAGCCGCAACAACAGCAATATGCCCCACCTCCACAACAGGAAGCGCCTCAACGTGACCCTAAGTTGGAAAAGTGGATGGACAAAAATCAGTGGTTTGGATCAGATCGCATTATGACTCGTGCGGCTCAAGCCATTCATGAACAGTTAGTTTTAGAGGAAGACTTTGATCCTACGACTGAAGATTATTACAAAGAAATCGACTCTCGTATGCGAAAAGAAATGCCTCACAAGTTTTCGGAGAAACGGTCTAACGCCCAAACTGTTGCTCCTGCGTCTGGAAATGGACGGTCTGTAAAATCAGGGCGGAAAAAGTCGGTGGAACTAACACCCGGTCAAGTGGCTTTTGCCAAAAAAATGCGTATTCCGTTAGATCGTTACGCAAAAGAAGTAGCTCGTTTAGAGCAAAACAGGAGAGATTGATATGGCTAATCGGACACCACGCGAGTCAACTACGCGGGAGCGCACAGAGCGTTCAATGGAATGGCGACCCGGTTCTGCCTTGGAAGCTCCTGAAGCACCCCTCGGTTATAAGCACCGTTGGATTCGTGAATCCGTAATGGAATTTGACGATAAAACTAACGTTCACAAGAAACGGCAAGAAGGCTGGGACCTCGTTCGCGCTGAAGAGTATCCTGAATATGTAGGGCCTGTAGTAGATGAGGGACGAAACGCTGGCATCATTGGTGTTGGTGGTCTTGTTCTCGCTCGTATCCCTGTCGAAATGGCTAATCAGCGGAATAAACACTATCAAGGTGTTTCTCAAAATCAACTGGATGCAGTGGATCGTGACTGGATGCGTGAAAACAATTCAGCCATGCCTAAGCTTGCTCCGCAACGTAAATCTTCCGTATCCTTTGGAATGAAAGGACGCGGAGCCTCTGAAGGAGAGTAAAGATGTCTAATCAAGACGCTGCTTTCGGCCTTCGCCCAATCAAGACGAGCACAAGCTCACAAAGACAGAATCGTTATCGTATTGCCTCTGGCTATGGTACGAGTATTTTCCAAGGCGACTTAGTTCTTGTTGCCACTGACGGAACTATTACTCGTGCTCCTGCTGGTGGTACTGCGTTGATTTTGGGCGTATTTAATGGCTGTTCATATGTGGACTCTAGTGGGGATGTAATCTATTCCAACTACTGGCCTGCAAGTGCAACTGGGACAGATATTTTCGCAAATGTCGTTGATGACCCAAGTGCAACCTTTGAAATCCAAGCTGACGCTGCATTCCCTGTAGCTGATTTGTTTGGCAATTTCGACATTGTTGACGCAACAGCAGGAAGTACCGTAAGTGGTAATTCCCGCACTGAAATTGATGTCACAACTGGTGCAACGACTGCTGGTCTTCCACTTAAAGCCATCGACATTTCTCAAGACCCTGAGAATAGCGATGTTTCGTCGGCAAATACGAATGTAATTGTCAAAATCAACAATCACCTGTTCAGTGCTGGCACTGCGGGTCTAGCGTAAGGAGACTGAGTTATGGCTATTTCACGTTCACAACTCGTTAAGGAGCTAGAACCGGGTCTTAACGCTCTGTTCGGCATGGAATATGACCGCTATGAAAATCAACATGCGGAAATATTCGATACTGAATCTTCAGACCGTGCGTTTGAAGAAGAAGTGATGCTCGTCGGATTTGGGAATGCTCCCACAAAGTCCGAAGGTTCTGGTGTAGAGTTCGACAATGCAAATGAAGCGTACACTGCTCGTTATTCACACGAAACAGTTGCTCTCGCATTTGCGTTGACCGAAGAAGCAATCGAAGACAACTTGTATGACCGTCTTGGTGCTCGTTATACGAAGGCGCTTGCGCGTTCTATGGCACACACTAAGCAGGTTAAAGCAGCAGCAGTATTAAACAACGCGTTTAATGCTACTTTTGCTGGTGGTGACGGTGTTGAGCTTTGCTCAACTGCGCATCCACTTTCAGGTGGCGGTACTTTCCGCAACGAGCCATCAACAGCGGCGGACCTCAACGAAACTTCGTTGGAAAATGCGTTGATTGATATCTCAACCTTCGTAGATGAGCGCAATATGATTATTGCTCTGCGTGGCACAAAAATGGTTATTCCACCACAACTGCAATTCGTTGCGGATCGTTTGCTGGAATCAACATTGCGTGTTGGCACAGCCGATAATGATGTAAACGCCATTCGCAACATGGGTATGCTTCCAGAGGGTTACACTGTTAACCACTTCTTGACAGACCCAGATGCGTTCTTCATCAAAACTGACGCGCCTAACGGATTTAAGCACTTTGAGCGTTCGCCAATGCGGACAAACATGGAAGCTGACTTCGATTCAGGCAATATGCGCTTTAAAGCGCGTGAGCGTTACAGCTTTGGGTTTTCAGACCCACGTTGTGTTTTCGGTTCCCCCGGAGCGTAATGTATGCTAAAAGGGGTGTGAGTATTCATTTACTCCTCCTCCCTGTTGGACTGGGGCTACTTCGGTAGCCCCTTTCTTTTTTTATTGATTGTGTTATTGTGATCCTGAGTAATAATGCTCGGTATATATCTCTGTGATTTGCAAACATGGAGAGTTGACCTCGGACACGAGAGGAGAAAAACATGGCAGCAACTAATTTTTCAGGACCAGTTGTATCAAGCAACGGTGTCACTGTAGGTACATCAACATTCGCAAATCTACCAACTGCATCTGAAAGCACAGGTATGGTTTTCTTTGCATCTGACGCTTTAAAGGCTTCAGAAACATCAGGCAACGGTACAGGTAACTTAGTATTTTCTGACGGTTCAAATTGGATTCGTGTAGATACTGGTGCAACTGCTGGCGCATAAGGAGATAACTTATGGCAGGTCCAGTACAGGCATATAATTGGGCGCAGGGAACATCTGCGGCTGTTGTCGGTCCTGCTCGTTCTCGCATTCGTCAAATTGTAATTTATGCAGCCGCAGCGGGTGCTTTTACGATTAAAGATGGTAGCGGTTCGGGCGAAACTCTAATTACGCAAACTTTTCCAGTGGGGATGCACCATTTGAATATTCCAGATGATGGCATTTTGGCTGGTAGTGGCGCGTATATTAGTGCTTTCACAGGGTCCAGCAACGAACTGACAATCTTTTTGTCTTAAAATTATAGTGGGGTGGCACTTTGTTGCCCCACCTTAAAAGGAAGAAGAAATGACTGTATCAGGGTCTAAAGATTTTGAATTAGATGTAGCTGACTACATCGAAGAGGCTTTTGAGCGATGCGGCTTAGAGGTTCGTACAGGTTATGACCTGAAGACCGCAAAGCGGTCCTTGAATCTTATGTTTGCTGATTGGGCTAACCGTGGACTGAACCAATGGACGATAGCTCAACGTAACTTTACCGTTACAGAAAACGATGGTGATATTGATCTTGGAACAGATGTAATTGACATATTATCTCTTGTTGTTCGCCGCGATGGAACAGATTATGCGTTAAATCGCATCAGTCGAGATGAGTATCTTAACATTCCTACAAAATCCACAACAGGTAGACCAACACAGTTTTTTGTTGATCGTCAAATAAATCCTGCCTTAAAAGTGTGGCCTTTGCCAGATAATAGCACAGATGTTGTTTTATATGACGCTCTGGTTCGTATGGATGATGCTGATATTTACACCAATACATTGCAGGTTCCGTTTCGATTTTATCCTGCGTTAGCGGCTGGATTGGCATATTATATGAGTATTAAGCGTGCTCCAGACCGTATGCAGATGCTAAAAGCGATATATGAGGAAGAAATCAACCGTGCAATGGATGAAGACCGTGATCGTGCTTCTTTCCACGTTGCTCCTGATTTAAGAAGCTATCGTTATGTCTAAATATGCTACAGGAAAATGGGCATATGGAATATCAGACCGATCAGGTTTTCGCTATCGGCTAAGAGACATGCGTAAAGAGTGGAATGGCTTGCTTGTCGGAAAAGATGAATGGGAACCAAAACAGCCACAACTTGAACCTCTTAGGGCTACACCAGACCCACAAGCATTGCGTGATCCGCGTCCTGAACAAAATGTGGCACAGCAAAACAACATACAATGGGGCTGGAATCCAGTTGGTTTTAAATATGATGGGGGGCTAACCCCCAATAACTTGCTTGCCACTGGTTCTGTTGGCAGCGTAACGGTGACAACATCATGAGTTTTACATACGATCAGCTTAAACAAGCCATTCAAGATTATACTGAAAACACAGAAACAACTTTTGTGAATAATCTTGATATATTCATTAAAAATGCCGAAGAGCGCATTTTAAAAATTGCTCAACTTGAAGTATTTAGAAAAAATCAAACTGGCGCTTTAACGTCAGGAAATCAATATCTTGCTTTACCTGATGATTATTTGGCTCCATTTAGTCTGTCTTTTACAAACGGCAGCAACAAAGAGTTTGTGCTATTTAAAGACGTAAACTTTGTTCAGTCTTTTAACCCGAACAATTCTACGACTGGTGCTCCTCGGTATTATGCGCAGTTTGATGTTGATAACTTCATTCTAGGACCAACTCCAGATTCAAATTACAATGTTGAGCTTCATTACTTCTACAGACCTGCTTCTTTGACTGCTGGTTCTGGAAGTGGGACAACATGGTTAAGCAAAAATGCTTCAGTTTCACTTCTTTATGGTAGTTTAATAGAGGCGTACACCTTTATGAAAGGTGAAGGTGATCTTGTGCAAAACTATACACAAAGATTTACAGAAGCACTTTCGCGCGTTAAAAACTTTGGTGAATCACAAGAAGTCACTGATGCTTACCGAACAGGTCTTATTATTAGGGAGAAAACATGATACCTGCTTTAAATATAGAATTGCCAGAAGATTTTGGCGTTCAGGTTCATACAACCAACAACAGAGGGTTTACGCCCGAAGAAATTGCAGAGCGTTGTGCCAAGAAAATTGTCAACGTTTCTGATGCAGCGCACCCTTCAATTCGTGATCAAGCTCGTGTCTTTGAGCGTCAAATTACGAAAGTTATAGAGTTTTATTTACGAGAGGCTATCAAAAGTGATAGAACTACGGTATATAATGCACTTACAGATGCTGGGCATCCAAGCCTTGCAGAGCTTATAAGGAGACTATGAGATGGCCTTTTCAGGAAACTTCATGTGTACGAGCTTTAAGAAAGAGCTTCTCGAAGCCAAGCACAACTTTTTAAATAGCGGAGGTAGCACTTTTAAACTAGCTATGTATACAAATAGCGCATCGTTTACAGCGGCTACCACAGCATACACAACTTCAAATGAAGTTAGTGGCACTAATTATACTGCTGGAGGCGCAGCCCTAACGCGGGTTGACCCTAGCACAAGTAGCACAACAGCACTTACTGATTTTGCTGATCTTACCTTCAGCAACGCAACAGTTACTGCGCGTGGTGCATTGATTTATAATGATAGTGCTTCAGGTGATCCATCTGTAATTGTTTTGGACTTCGGTGGTGATAAGACCTCAACTGCTGGAGACTTTACAGTTGTTTTCCCAACAGCAGACGCGAGTAACGCTATTATTAGGATAGCTTAACGTCCAAGGAGATAAATTATGTCTACTGGAATAACTAGTAGACTTATCTCTGTACCCGCGCAGAATAATTCTACTTGGACGGAGCGTACTGCGGATATATCAGCCTTTGTAGGCTGCAAGGCCAGATTGGTTATTCTTTACCAGTCTGGTTCTTCTTATACTGGTGACATTCAGTTAGATGACTTTAATATTGGCGGAAATAGTTTTACTGACTTTTCTTCAAGCCAAGGATTTCAAACTCAAAGTGTTGCTGATAATTCTCAGCTATCAGATGTAGATGATATTCAATCAGATTATGATGCTGTAACATTTCAAACAGTTGGCACAAATACTATTTCTGGTCGCGGTTTCTTTGTAAGGGATGGTTTTGGAACACCTTCTAGTTGGACAGGTAATACTTCTGGCAATACAGGAGATTATTATCTGTATGCTGAAACAACTACGCCGGGACAAAATAATGATTTTTGGTTACGTTCTCCAGAAGTTACAATAAATAATGGAACACTAAGTTTTTATAGTGCCCAAGCAGGTTCTACTTGTGGACCTATTTACGCATACTTAGAAATTACAGAAGGAAACACTGGTCAAACTGGATGGGGTAGAGGAACATGGTCCCAAGGAGAATGGGGCAATCCTCTTCCAATTACGGTAACTGGTGTTTCTGGTACAGGACAAGTTGGCTCAGTTACAACAGCAGGCGCGAGTGATATTCCCGTTACAGGAATTGATGCCACAGGTAGTGTTGGCTCTGTAACAGTTGTTGCAAAAGCAAATGTTTCACCGACTGGACTAAGTGCAACAGGTCAAGTCGGTTCTGTAATCGCCTCAATACCTGAAAGCGTATCTGTTACAGGGCTTTCCGCTACAGGCGGCGTGGGTTCTGTAACTGCAAATGCTTCAGCAGACATTTCTGTTACAGGGCTTTCCGCTACAGGAGCGGTTGGCTCTGTAACTTTAATTACATCTTCAAATATTTCAGTTACAGGCTTGTCATCGACAGGTGGAGTTGGTTCCGCAACTACGGATTCAGCTTCAAATACCTCTGTTACTGGCGTTTCCTGCACAGGTAGTGTGGGTACTGTAACAACTACTGCGGATTCAGAGGTTTCTGTATCAGGGCTTTCTGCGACAGGTCAGATTGGTTCAGTGTCCATTTCTGGTGCAAGTGATATTCCTGTTTCTGGGTTGGCCTCTACAGGCAGTGTGGGTGCTGTATCTATTGTTGCTAAAGCCAATGTTTCGCCTGCGGGGTTAAGTGCAACTGGTCAAGTTGGCTCCGTATCTACATCAGCCCCAAAAGATGTTTCTGTTACAGGAGTCTCTGCAACAGGAAGTGTGGGTTCTGTAACAACCACTGCCAATTCAAGTGTTTCTGTTACTGGTGTCGCTGGTGCAGGAGAAGTTGGCAGCGCCTCTGTTATACAGTCTCAGAACGTAAATGTCACAGGAGTATCAGCAACTGGAAATGTTGGTTCCGTTGTAGCCTCTATTCCAGAAAGTGTCTCTGTTACAGGACTTTCATCAACAGGAGAGATTGGCTCTGTAACTGCGAATGCTTCCGCAGATATTTCTGTCACGGGAATCTCTGCGACAGGTGAAGTTGGGTCTATTTCGGTTGTAGCGAAAGCAAATACAGACGTTACAGGTTCTGCGGGAACAGGTGCAGTTGGTTCAGTTATCGCTGATGCTGCGGCTAATGTAGATGTTACAGGTTCTTCTGGTGCAGGCGATGTGGGCGCAGTCACTACGTCAGGTGACGCTAATGTTCCACAAACAGGACTATCTGGAGCGGGAGCCGTAGGTTCGGTTGTTGTTGCTGCTAGTGCAGATGTGGGCGTTACAGGCTTGGAAGCCACAGGTTCTGTCGATTCTGTAACTGTAACAGGTATAGCAAACATTTCAGCTTCTGGCTCTGCGGGTACGGGAGCCGTAGGATCAGTAACGGTTAGCGGTGATGCTATTGTCCCAGAAACTGGCCTTTCGGCTACAAGTGCTGTTGGTAGCGTTACAATTGCCGCGAGTGCGGATATTGCAGTTACAGGATCGACTGCCACAGGTGCGACAAATTCAGTCACTGTGCAGGGCACAGCAAATGTTACACAAACAGGTGTGGCTGCTACAGGCGGCGTTGGTAGTGTAACAATAAACGAAAATGAAGTTATAAATGTAACGGGCCTAGAATCGACAGGTCAGGTTGGTTCTGTCACCACAACAGCGAATGCAAATTCTTCAGTTACTGGATTAGAAGCAACTGGATCAATAGGTTCTGCTACAATAAATGCGGAAGCAATCGTATCTGTTACTGGGGTTAGCGCCACAGGATCAGTTGGTTCTGTTACTGCGGAAACTGCGGAAGTTGTTCCTGTAACGGGACTACCATCTACAGGATCAGTTGGCTCCGTTACTGTAGTTGCTAATGCTAATTTTTCAGTTACAGGCGTTTCTGGAACTGGACAAGTTGGGGCAATTACTGCCTCTATACCAAGAAGTGTTTCAGTCACAGGCGTTTCTGGTACTGGTCAAGTCGGTACAACTACTGTTTCTGTTTCAAAAAGTGTTTCTGTCACGGGCGTTTCTTGTACTGGACAGGTCGGAGAAACTACAGTTGTAGCCAAAGCCAATGTTTCTCCCACTGGAGTAAACGCGACAGGACAAGTCGGATCAGTTACTACATCTAATTCACTAAATGTTTCAGTGACAGGTGTTTCTGCAACTGGTCAAGTTGGGGCGGTCACAACTGAAGTTAACACAAATGTTTTCCCAGAAGGAGTTTCTGGGACAGGAAAAACATCGCAAGTCCTTGTTTGGGGGCCTATTATTCCAGAGCAAGTTGCTGATTGGAACTCTGTTAACCCAAATCAGTCTCTTGCTTGGGGGCCTATTGATCCAAATCAAGAACCGAGCTATAGTGAAACAACACCATCTTCCACCCCTTCTTGGAGTGACGAATCACCGTCCCAATCTCCAAGCTGGGATGATATGGCAGCATAGGATAAAAAAATGCCTAGTACATATACAACGAATAACGGTATTGAGCTTATTGCCACAGGCGAACAGTCAGGCACATGGGGTAGCACCACAAACACAAACTTTGAATTACTGGATACTGCTCTTGATGGGCAGGTTTCTGTAACTTTAGGAGCAACAGGTTCTTCTGGCTCTCCAAACACATTGCCTGTTACTGACGGAGCCTCCTCTAATGGGCGCAATCGTTTAGTTATATTTGGAGATGGAGGAGACTTGGGCGGTACAGCTTATGTTCAGCTTACTCCAAATGATGCTGAAAAAATTGTGTACGTCCGCAACAATCTATCTGGGTCACGCAGTATATTGTTGTTTCAGGGAACGTATAGCGCCAGTAATGATTATGAAATTCCAGCGGGTAAAACTGCGGTTGTGTTTTTCGATGGGGCAGGTAGCGGTGCTGTAGCGGCAAACGTCTTTAACAATGCGCACTTCGACGCGATGAACATTGTGGGCAATGTTGTTGTCGGAGGCACTGTAGCAGCCACAGGTAATATAACAACATCTGGAACAGTAGAGCCAGCAGGTGATACTGCTGCTGGTGATAATGCAGCTATTGGCTATACTGCTGCTGAAGGTCTTATTCTTACAGGCCAAGGTTCTACTAACGATGTAACAATTAAGAATGATGCGGATGCTGATGTATTAGAAATACCTACAGGCACAACAAATGTAACCATTGCAGGTAACTTAGGTGTTGGTGGCACTGTTACTGGAACAGGAACTTCTGTTTTTGCATCTTTAGACATCTCTGGTGACATTGACGTAGATGGTACAACAAACCTAGATGCTGTAGACATTGATGGTGCTGTAGATTTTGCATCAACTACTGCCCATGCAGGTAATGCTACATTTGCAGATAACGTTTCAGCTATCTTTGGTGCTGGCTCAGATTTAACTATCCTGCACAACGGCAGTAACAGTACAATCACCAACACCACAGGCACTTTGACTATCCAAAATACTGATAACGATGAAGACGTTGATATTGTGAGTGACGATGGTTCTGGAGGTACTGCTGTATATTTCAGAGCCGATGGATCAAGTGGTCAAGTTAAACTTTTCCATAATGATTCTGGCACAGGCACACTGCGGTTAAACACCTCATCAGACGGCATCGACATCACAGGTCACGCTGACATTGAGGGCCACTTCACCGCAACAGATGGATGTACGATTACCACTGCCGATAACTCCACGCAGCTAACCTTAACGTCAACTGATGCTGATGCAACAGAAGGTCCACGGCTAGACTTGCGCAGGGACAGTGCATCTCCTGCGGCTGGTGATCTGATTGGAACACTACGTTATCTAGGTGACGATGACGGAGGCACTACAACTGTTTTTGGTGAAATTCAATTAGAAGCAGACAGCATTGGCGCAGGTTCAACAGACGGTGAAATGCGCCTAATGATCCGTAACGACGGAAATTTAAGAAACGCAATTGAGATTAATTCTACTGAGGTAGCATTTAATCAAGCACATGACGATGTAGATTTTAGGGTTGAGAGTGATACTGTCACTCATGCTCTGTTTGTTGAGGGTAGTTCAGGCAATGTTGGAATTGGGAAGACGCCAGCTACTACTCTTGACGTAGATGGAACAGTAGCTGCAACATCATACACTGGTGACGGCTCTAACTTAACTGGTATTGCCGCAGGTGCTACGGGCGGCGGATCAGATGAAATATTCTGGGAAAACGGTCAGAATGTAACAACAAATTACACGATTACGAATGGGAAAAACGCAATGAGTGCAGGGCCGATAACAATTGATTCAGGCGTGACTGTGACAGTCGGCTCTGGAGAAACATGGACGGTGGTTTAAATGAGTACACTAAAAGCAGATACACTTGTTGCCGCTGATGGCACAAGTCCCACTACTTTGACGAAGCAACAGGCCAGCAAATGTTGGGCGCAATGGGATATGTCAGGCACAGCGCACATTAATAAAAGCTTTGCAATAAGTAGCCTCACTGACGGTGGCACTGGAGTGGGTAAAATAACTTTTACAACTGCTTTTGATAGTGACGAGTATGGGTTTTCTACTGGCATAGGTGAAAAAACCGGAGGCGGCAACAGAGGCATGGGTGGTCGTGGCAGTAGTTCGGGTATTAGTGCTAGTTTTATGACTTTCTACTCTTTTGCTTTTCCCAGCTCTGGAGGAACATCATCTAATGATGTGGACCTCTGTTCTGCAAACTGGCACGGAGACTTAGCATGAGTACGGTAACGGTCACAAACATCAAAGCCACGGGTGAAACAGCTAGTCGTGCAGTCTCAGGGGTTGCTGCGGCTTGGGTTAATTTTAATGGAACAGGTACGGTAGCTATTCGGGACAGCCTGAACGTAAGTGGTTTGGTCGATGATGCAACTGGTAAATACACTATAAACTTCACATCAAACATGGCTAATGATGACTACTCATTATCAGGGACATGTAACAATTTTAGTACGGCAAACAACAATAGGGTTTTTAATCCCCTTGGAAGCCCTGCGGTAGGGTCTGTGGGAGTTGTTACAACTATCGGCAGCACCGTTGGTCTATTTGATCCAGAGAATACAAGTGCCACAATCCACGGAGACCTATCATGAGTACACTAAACGTTTCCAACATCACAGACGGAACAACAACAGTCGGCACTAGCTATGTGGTCAATGGGTCTGCGAAGGCTTGGGTTAATTTTAATGGTACTGGAACGATTGCGGCACGGGATAGCCTAAATTTATCTAGTTTGGGTGATAATGGGACGGGACAGTATCAAGTAAATTATACAAGTAGTTTTTCAACCGTTGGTTATTCAGTTGAAGGTGTTGCTTCGGCGGCGTTGACAGATGTTGGCGGCACTGTTTCTGTGTCTGCTACTGGTCGTAGGTCTTATAATGATGCAGGAACTTTGACTGACCCCACATACTATTACCACACAGTCCACGGAGACTTAGCATGACCCACGGACACCTATGGGATAGACTAGCCGAAGCTAAAAGCCGTCTTGACCCTGTTCAGTCTAAATATCGTGTAGTGTTTGAAGACCCTGCCACACCTGACGAAGCTGCCAAGGTGCTTGTGCCTGATCCTAACTGGATGGCCTGCGCACTAGAGGGCAACATCTTGCCACCGATAGATACCTATCAACGTGACAGAGATGTGCCAGATGGACAGCCAAAAGAGCATCCATACGCTAAACCTATCGGTGCTATGACCGAAGAAGAAGCCATTGAGTATCTCATAATGAAAGACATCTGCCCCTCTGTGTGGCGGGATTACAAAGGAAACAGAACAATTATGAAGATTGTACCTGTTGAGTTAGTCCCAAGTGATAGATCATTTAGAAATGCTTGGAAGATTAAACAAGAAGCTGACGAAAGGATTGCAGCATGACTACAACTTATATTAACATCAACGGGGATGTTCGTGATGCGGCATCTCTTACTGTTCCATCAGATCGTACATTCCGTGAGGCATGGGCTTTCAACGAGGCAGTCATTGAAGTTGACATGACGAAGGCCAGAGACATCCACAAAAACAACCTTCGGGTTGAACGCAAGCCACGCTTAGAAGCACTAGATGTAGATTACATGAAGGCTCTGGAAGCAGGGTCAGGCGCAGATGCTATTGCCACACAAAAGACTGCTCTTCGTGACATCACGGCTGATAGTCGTATTGCAGGGGCAAGCACACCTGACGCGCTAAAGGCGCTGACAATTGCAGTCTTGTTAGGGGAATAATAAGGTTTTCTGATGAATATTATTTGGCTCCCTAAGTTGTAGAGCGTTCACTTTTATGGAAATGAACGCTCTTATAAATACAGTGCTGACTGCTGCAATTGGTGGTATTGGTTGGTGGTTGAAGGCTCAACATAGTGAGCTTGATCGCGTTCAAATCTTGTTAAACAAAACAAGAGAAGAAATGGCAAAAGAATATGTCAATAAAGGCGATAGCTCTACGGTAATGAATCAAATTGTATCTAGGTTTGATAGACTAGAGGAGAAAATAGATCGCTTGATGGAACGATAAAATGATTTGCACGCTCGTATTTATAGGATATGGGCATGTGTTCATAAACGGCTACGGAAGCTGGCTTTATAAGTCTTGTCACTATCAATGTGATGAGGTGCATACCAAGCGCGTTTATCGCGTTGATCCTGACTATTTTTGTCCAAGGAGCTTTCGTGAATAATGATCGACCCAATAACAGCTATAGCGGGTGCAACCGCAGCCTTTAAAGCACTTAAAAAAGGTATCTCTGTAGGCAGGGACCTGCAAGATATGGGAAGTCAACTTTCCCAATGGGCAGGCGCTATAGCAGATTTAGACTTTGCGGATCGACAAGTCCAAAAGCCCCCTTGGTATAAAGCGTTGGGCGGCGGGGTTGAGGCTCAAGCCATGGAGATTTTTGCTGCCAAGCAGAAGGCTGAATCCATGCGCAAGGAGTTGAAAGATTTTATATCGGTCTATTACGGCCCCTCAAAGTGGCAGGAAATTCTTGAGATAGAGGCTCAACTCAGAAAGCAGAAGCGTGAACACGAACACCGTAAGATTGAGGTGAGGCAGAAGATAATCGAATGGTCGGCAGGCATAACGCTGTTTATTATTTGCACAGCATGTTTGTTTGGTTTTGTGTGGCTGGCTACAAGATGAGTGACGGGACTCAAAGCGTAAGTAGCAATATGCCTTTTAACGTGGCATCAGACATACACGCTCAAACAAGAGTGCGTGAGCGCATAAGCAGCCACTTGATAGAGCAGAGGGTGGAAAAGGAGCATAGGGCCAATCACGCACGCCTAGAGGTGCTTCAGAAGCAAGGATTGGACTTACAGCAAAGTTATGATAAGTTTGGTCATGCAACGCAGGCTGAGAGGCCAACTGGGACAAAGGTTAACATAGAGGTTTAGCGATGGCTGTAGCGATGGAAAAGATTTTAGCGTGGAAAATTATGCCGCGTTTGATGATGCTGGTAATGACTGTTATGTATATTCGAGTTTTGGAGTGGGGCATGACTCTAGACGACTTGTCAACACAACAAAGTGCAATGATTTCAGTATGTTCTGGGGCCATGACAGGCGCGTTCGCCGTGTGGCTGGGGTCTGAGAAATGAGTATTTTTACCGCTGCATTAGGGCCAATAGCTAATCTTGCAGGATCATGGCTGCAAGGAAAGGCAGATAAAAACGCCGCAGAAGCACGGCTAAAACTTACTGAAGCCGAAGCGAAGGCAAAAATATTATTGTCAAAAGAGACAAGCGTTGCCGACTGGGAGCGAGTCATGGCTGAAGGTGCAAAAACAAGCTGGAAGGACGAATATTTTGTAATTATTCTGTCTATCCCATTGATTTTATGCTGGATTCCGGGCGCAGAAGGTTGGGTTGATCGTGGGTTTGAGCAGCTTAACAAAGCGCCAGACTGGTATTTTTACAGCCTTGGAATTGCGATTTCAGCGAGTTTTGGTATTCGAGGGGCGCAATCATTCTTTAAGAGGAAGTGATGGAAGTTTGGCAGTGGATAATGCTGTTTAGCGCAGTATCAATTAACACAGTCGTCAACTGTTGGCGGTTATATCTGGAGAAAAAAAGATGGGATTCAAACTAAGCAGACGCAGCCTTGATAGGTTGGAGGGGATTGATGAGGGGCTACAAGCTGTAGTTAAACATGCTATTACGCTTACAAAAACTGATTTCGGCGTAGTGCAGGGCATGAGAACCCTTGAGCAACAGAAAGAGTTGGTAGCCAAGGGCGCATCGCAAACCATGAAGTCAAAGCATCTTGAGGGTAAGGCTTTCGACATTATGGCCTATGTAAATGGTCGAGCATCTTGGGAACTAAACCTGTACGATGATTTGGCTGATGCAATTAAAGAAGCCGCAAAAGTTGTGGGTGTTCCTATATGTTGGGGCGCAGCTTGGGGAACACCAGACATGCCGTATCCTATGGACATTCGCAAGTGGGACGGCACTATGGAAGAAGCTATGAATGCTTATATCGACTTGCGCAGAAAACAAAATCGTCGTCCGTTTATAGATGGACCGCATTTTGAGCTTATAGACTAAATTGTTCGGGTTATTTTTTAAAAAAGAATAACTCGTACAATTGTTCGGATTGTGTATAATTGCCTTAGTAGGAGGTTGCTGATGCCATTTACCAAACTTCAATTTCGCCCCGGCGTTAACCGCGAAACTACGTCATATTCAAATGAGGGCGGTTGGTTTGATATGGATAAAGTCAGGTTTCGCTTTGGCTTCCCTGAAAAAATTGGTGGTTGGGTCAAAGAGTCAGGCAGTACGTTTTTAGGTACTTGTCGTGCATTGCATCCTTGGGTCGCGCTAGACGGATCAAGCTATTTAGGCGTTGGAACGCACCTAAAATATTATATAAATCAAGGTGGTGGGTATAACGACATCACACCAATTCGCGCAACGACATCAGCAGGGGATGTAACGTTTTCTGCAAGTGCTAATACTTTATCTGCGAGTATAGACGCAATTGATGTTAACATACCACTTACAAGTGCTTCAGGGTTCCCTAATTCTGGTCGTATAAAAATAGGCAGTGAAATTATTACTTATGCGTCTATTTCTAGCAATACTTTACAGGGATGTATTCGTGGCCTTAATGATACAGTAGCCGCATCACACTCTTCTGGCGCTGCTGTAACGTGTGCAACCTTGATTGTGACGGATACAAGTCATGGTGCGTTGGAAAGCGACTTTGTTACGTTTTCTGATGCAGTTACACTAGGTGATGCAATTACGGCTGCTGTTCTTAATCAAGAATATAAAATTACATCTATTATTAACGTTAATAGTTATCAGGTAGAGGCTCGTACTGTTTCTGCAATAACTTCCATAACAACGACCTCTGGCCTTAATGAGACTTATGTTTTTGCGACAACTTCAGATAGTGGAAGCGGCGGCTCTAGCGCTGTTGGTGCATATCAAATTAATACTGGATTAGATACTACCATTATCGGAAACGGCTGGGGTGCTGGAACATGGAGTCGAGGAACATGGGGAAGCTCAACATCTTTGTCTGTAGGTGGTCAAACGCTTCGCATATGGTCGCATGACAATTTTGGTGAAGATTTAATCATCAACGTTAGAGATGAAAACATATATTATTGGGATAAAAGCACAAGTTCATCTATCCCGTTTGGTAGAGCAGTGGCATTGTCCTCTCTTGCTGGAGCCAACAAGGTTCCCACAATCGCAAAACAAATTCTTGTTTCTGATCGTGATCGTCATGTTATCGCCTTCGGTTGTGATCCAGAAACTGATCCGGGGGTGCAAGACCCATTGCTTATAAGATTTTCTGACCAAGAAAATGTAACTGAATGGCAAACTCTTGTAACAAATACAGCAGGAGATTTGAGGCTTGGCTCTGGGTCACAAATTGTTGCGGCTATAGAGACAAGACAGCAAATACTTGTTTTTACTGATGTTTCATTGCATGCAATGCAGTTTTTGGGTCCTCCTTTTACGTTTGGCATCAATGAAATATCTACAAATATTACAATTGCTGGACCTTTATCTGCAATCGCTGTGGAAGATAATGTGTTCTGGATGGGTGCGGAAGAGTTTTATGTTTATGGTGGTGCTGTGCAGCGCTTGCCATGCTCCGTAAGAGATTATGTCTTTACGGACATAAATATTGATCAATTAGAAAAAGTAACTGCTGCAACGAATAGTGCGTTTTCTGAAGTGACTTGGTTTTATCCTTCTTCATCAAGTAACGAAAATGATCGCTATGTAACATATAATTATGATCAAAAAATATGGTATTATGGGAACTTGGCTCGCACATGTTGGCTTGATCGTGGTGTGAATAGTGATCCAATTGCGGCATCTACAGATCATTACCTGTACTATCATGAAGTTGGCTTTGATGATGGCAGCACAAGTCCTGCAAGTGGCATTAGCGCTTATATTGAATCAAGCCAAATGGACCTTGGGGAAGGTGAGCAGTTTGTGTTTATGCGCCGCATGATACCAGACATGACCTTTAGAAACTCTACTAATCCAGAGCCTAGTGCTACTATGACACTGAAGGTAAGAAATTTTCCGGGCGGAAACTACTTATCATCTGATGCCAGCACAGTATCTAAAACCGCATCTGTTCCCATTGAGCAGTTTACAGATCAAGTATTTGTTCGGCTTAGAGGTAGGTCATTTGCGTTTAGAATTGAAAGCGACGACACTGGAACGGGGTGGCGTTTAGGCTCACCACGGGTAGATGTCCGACCTGATGGGAGGCGTTAATGTCTAGAAACTTAAACCTTCCATTTTTCCCAATACCTCCGCAAGAGTATAGCAATCAATATTTTGAAGAAGTTTTGAGGTCTTACTCAACATATCTTCAAAACATGCAAAACCCCGGTGAAGGGCGTAACACGTTCACTGTTTTTACGGCGTTACAAACAGATGATAGTGGTCTAGAAGTTGGCGCTGTGTTTAATCATGGTGGCTATTTAAAAGTATCAGAAATCAACACACCACATGTTCGTGGGTCTGAAGGGACTTGTGGCGTGGGTGCAGTAACGGTGACAATATCATGAGTGACACAATTATTACGATGCCAGATGGCTCTAAATGGAAACCTTCTACAAGCACTGATATGGTGCATTGCGTAAATTGCACAAATGCTGTGGATACCCCTGAAGAAATCGCGTCTTACCCTGATGGGAACTGTCCTGACTGTGGAGAAAGTTGGACAGGATCGGAAAAAAGAAGTACAAATATTCGGGTTACAGCCCCAGAAGCTATTTCTGGCAGTACACTCTAGTATTTTATGCAAACATTTGGTAACTTAATCTTAGCGGCTGTGAGGTTAACATGATGCAAGGTATGGCAAGGCACGGAAGAAACGGCGACACAATGATGGCGCACGTTAATCCAAACGAGATGATTGTGCCTAGAGAGGTGCTACAGCGCAGCCCTCAAGTTGCTCGTGGTCTTGGGAAAGCTTTTAGAGATGTAGGCGCTGATCCCAAGCGATATGTGGTTGGGTCAGGTCAAAACAGCATAAATCCAATGACTGGAAAGCGTGAGTTTTTCTTAGAGTCAATAATGCCCTTTCTGACGAAAGCTGCTGCTAATCCTATGGTTCAAGGCGCTGTTAGTAATCTTGCGGTTCAAGCTTTGCAGGGCAAAAAGCCATCTTTGCGTGACGCTTTGATTGGTGGAGCAATCGGTGGTGGACTTGGCGCGATTAGCGGCACAGGCACTGGCATGGACTCTCTTGACGCTTTTTTAGGGTTGACAGGAGATTCTGGAGCCACAAGCGGTTTAGATGCTATTACGAACAAAATGAATAAAGACAATTTAATGACTACTAAAGTACCCAGAGCAGTATCCAGAGCAGAGGGGCTTTTGGGCATAGGTGAATTGCTTGGAACGAAGCAAACAAAAACTGGGCTTGGTCGCATATTAAATACTAAAGCAGGCGAGGCTTTAATAATGGGCCTTGGTTCGCAATTGCTTGACACCCTGTTTAGTGAGGATGAAGACCCTGATCCATACGGAATGATGGAAAGATTCAATCGTGGTGCAGGGGAAGGGCCTATAAGGTTTAGGCCAGTTAATCGCAGGCAGGGTTCAGCAAGTGATTTACTGTATGCCAATAAAGGTGGACCCGCATATTTCCCGCGTCGAGATGGTGGTATTATGCCAAGCGAGGGTTCTGGAACAAAAGATGACGTTCCCGCTATGTTGACCGCAGGTGAGTTTGTAATGACTCGTGATGCAGTTAAGGGCGCTGGTAATGGAAACTTGAACAGAGGAATCCAAAAAATGTATAGCATGATGGATAACTTGGAAGGGAACGCCTGATGTCGGATACAGTCACACAGATTCAGGCTAGGCCAAAATATATTCAAGAGTATGATGAAGCATTACTCGCTAGAATTTTTGGAACCCCAGATGAAGAGGGAGTTCTAACTGGGGGTTTAATTGATGATCCTGAACTGTTTAAGATACCTGATTATGTGCAAGCAGGTAGCCCACTTCAGGACGCTGTTACAGGAACATTTGATACGGCTGAAGAACGCCAAGCGTTTATGGATCGTTACCTGCCCTACTTTCAAGATGAAACAGGAATGGCTCGTTATCTTCCAGACGCATCGGCTGGATTGGAAACTGGTCAAGAAACTATTTCTGATGCTCTTACTGATTACTTCCCTGATGCAAAAACGTATCTAGACGAAGGCCGTGGCTCAGTAGACGCTAAAGGGATATATGACACAGAATTGACAGACGCACGAGATGCGCTAGAGCTTGGTATTGGTCAAGCACCTACAGTAGACGTTGATGAAGGTGGTGAGTTTGGCGCTCGTGAGGCGTTTGAGCGTGGCACAGGTCGTGCCTTTGAGCTTGCTGAACAAGGGCTTGGACGCTTTGATCCAGCGACTCGTACACAAGAGTTTATGGACCCTTACAAGGATCAGGTCATTGATGCAGCTATGACGCGCATTGATCGTGAAGGGGCTAAACGCCGCCAGTCTGATGCGGCTAAAGCTCTTAGCGCGGGGGCATTTGGCGGTTCTCGTAGAGGGGTTCAAGCGGCTGAAACTGAAAGAGCCGTTGATGAAGCAAAGCAAAGTACAATTGCTAATCTTATGTCCCAAGGATATGACAGAGCGCTCTCAGGCGCAATGGCAACAGATGAGGCGGCTCGTAAGCGTGCGCTACAGGCTTCTGGCTTAACAGGACAGCTTGGCACATCTGGAGCGGCTTTAGAATCCAGATCATTTGAAGATGCTGCAAAGCGCGGTCTTGCTGCGACAAGCACTGAAGCTCAGTTAAATCAAAGAGCTTTTGAGGCTAACAAAAATCGTATAATGAAAGCAGCAGACATGTATCGCAGCATGGGGCTTTCATCGGCTGATGCACAAGTAAAAGCGCAACAAGATGAAATGAAGCGCAGCCTAGAAGCTGGTCGCTTGACAGGCGGTTTGGGACAAACAATGGGCGCACTTGGTGGCGCACAAGCTGACATTGGCAAGGCATATGGTGCATTGGCTGGAACCTCTGCTGATATTGGTCGTGTGTATGCGGGAATGCAGCCTGCGGACCTTGGATTCATGTATGAGATTGGTGGCAAAGATCGTCAGTACGATCAACAAGCGAAGGACTTTGCGCGTCAAAATGAGTTGCTTAAAACGCAGCAAGCTCTTGCTCCGTATAGCTATGGACAAACATACTTGACAGGATCACCATCAGCTTCAATGTATGGACAGTTTACAACGCAGCCTTCGTCTGCACCAAACCCATTCATATCAGGGGTTGGCGCATATGCAGGTCTTCAAGGCTTGAACACGGCATAGGGGAAATAAATGGCTGATACTAATTTTGGTTTGGGTTCTTTGTTTCAAGAAGAAGGTCCGGGGCGCACAGGTGCGCCCAGAGTTTTGCCACAAATAGACAACTCACTTATCCGAAAAATTGATGATCAACGCTCATTTTTAGATTATTTTCAAGAAGAAGATAACTTGGGTGAAAGAATATCTGAACTTTTCGCACAACCCGAACAAGTGTTCGGTGCTTATCAGCGTCCAGAAGATGGTCGAGTTGTCCAATTTGGATTGCCAACAGAATTTAATGAAGAAGAGTTGTTGAGTGAATATAACATCCTTCAGGGAATGCCTCCTGTTAGCCAATTAGAAGATCGTAAATCTGTAGCGGATGTCGCAAAGCGTCTTGAAAGTTTGCCAGAAAATGATCCTATTTTTGCAGAATCTCCATTAGATCAACTTGCAACGGACATTGATGAAACATTAGCGGAATTACAGCCGAAAAAGGATGCCAAGTCTCCAATAGAGGAAACATTGCGGCGCAAAGAAGCTGACCTTGACCCGACTGTTTCACAAGATCAAATCGAACAAGCGGCTATGGCTGGTTTAAATGACTATTTGGAGGCTGTGCGTGGCGCAGGCCCAGACACAAAAGTTAAAGATTTAGATGAATACAAGAAAAAGTTTGCTGAAGCCACTGGCATAGACATTAGCGGCAAGGTGGATAAGAGTCATGCTCTTATGTCTTTTGGTCTTGCACTAATGCAAAACAAAGCGGGTAAAAATTTTAACATAGGGAAAATGCTAGGCGCAGTCGGTGAGGCTGGTCAAGCGGCGTTGCCAGCACTTGAAAAGGCTAAGACGCAAGCGCGTAACGATGCTATAGCTGCTGGGAAGTTTGCCTTAGAGATGAGGTCTGCTGATGAAGCTAAAGCTCTTGCAGCTAGAGAAAAGGCAATGGAACGTACCGATTACTTTGTTGTTCCAAAATTTGAAAATGTAAAAGGTTTGTTGGCTAGTTTAGCGCAGGGAGAAGGTAAGCGTAAATCATTGAGTAAATATGAGTTAGACAAACTTATTAAGAATCCTGAATTTGCTTCTCAGTTTGAGGTACTGCCCGGATCAGTTTGGAGTTCTGTTGTATCAGAGGCTATGAAAACACCAGAGGCTAAAGAATATTTTGACACAACCCCAAGAAAAATGTCTCTCATAACTGGGGATGATGACCCTATGTACATGATTGACGTTTTTTACGGCCTCCCAAATCAAGCTAAAAGAGGCCAAGTTGTTTCGGCTAGTGATGCGCAAGTTGATGCTGCGTACAGGGCGCTTCAAAAAAGATTTAAATCAAATCAAACAAATAAAGAAAAATTTATAAACCTTCAAACAATGTCAGATGAGGGTGCTGTAAATGTATTTAGCACCTTACTAGACACTGTAGACAGTGCGGCAAGTGCATTTGGAGTTAATGTTTCAGAAGGTGCTAATCCAAACGAAAAAATGAAAGCTATTTTGACAGAATTACAAGCAAAACAAGCAAATAATATATTAGGTGAAGGCGGCAAAAATACATCTGACTTTGAACGTTCACTTGTAAAATCAATTGTTGGGGATAAAACATTATTTTCAAATCCAGATTTACTAGAATTCAAACTTGCAAAACTATACAATGATGTTGTTATGGGAGAAGAAAATAAAATCCTTGAAGGATTAACAAATCTTGATCAAGTTTCAGGAGAAAAAATTTCTAGTTATTTTGGAGATGGTGAGCTTACAGAAGCTGAAAGAAAGTCTATGAACGCTGACTTAAAAACACTTGGAGTCGTTAAATAATGGATGACAGAACAAAATATAATCTTCTTCAAGGTTTAAAATCAGGTTTGTTAAATGAAAGACAGAGCTTTGAGGCTCTACAAGCAATTAAACAAAATAAAGAAACTAATGAAGTGTCAGACCTAATGGCGTCTTTAGCTTTTTCTGGTTTAAATTCAGGTGAAAGTTTAACACAAGTTGCTGATAAAAGAACTAACAAAGACCGTGATATGTTTGACTATGAATCAGGTGCAGACGGTAAACTTCGCGCTTTAATGTCCTTTGGTGAAACTGAAGGTGATCGTGAAGCAATCTTAAAAAAGACTGTTGGAGAAGATGGCTATGTGCGTGATCCATCTGGGCGACTTGCCTTAACTGAAGCAGGACAAAAAGCCCGTGGCATGGAGCCAATTGGAAAAAACCTCATTATCGAAGATGAAGGTTTTAGTATGCGTGATTTTTCTGACTTCGCTGGTATCTTACCTGAAACCATAGGTTCTATTGGTGGGGCTATTCTTGGTGGTGGTTTAACTTTTGGAATTGGTTCGATTGGTGGCGCAGCCGCTGGTGCGGCTGGTGGTCAAGCACTAGAGGAGGCCATTGAGACATTGCTTGGAGTACAAACTCAAAGTCTTGGTGATGTGACTAAAGATGTAGCTATAGAAGCTGTTATTGGTGCTGGTGGTGAAGTTGCTGGCGCTATAGTAGCATCAGGGGTGCGTGGATTAGGACGCGCTGGCAAATCACTTGCTGGTCGTGCAGGCGGCTCTCTTAGCGCAATGGATGAAGTGACTTTAAAACAATTAGACCAAGGCGAAAGATTACTTAGTAAAGGTTATATTCAATCTTTACGTTCTCTTGGTGCTCCAGAACCTTTAGCTTACACTCAACTTTTTGGAGAAAATGCTACAAAAAATACAACAAGAATGGACAACAACCTAGCAGTAGCTTTGGAAGAAAAGAAAACCTTTACTAATGCTATAAAAGGTGATCCTGTAGAGGGTTTAGCTAAAGACGTAATGTGGTACGCTCCTTCTAAATTTTCAAAATTAAATTCAAACATAAAAAAATCTCACTCGGAAACTTTTGACGCCATAGATACTGGCATGAAAATGCTATATGCTTCTGTAGATGAGAATTTAGATTTAAACGCAAAAACTCTTGGCAGTATAGTTCAAGCATTTAATGCTTTTGATGACGTATCGCGGAGTGCTTATGGTGCTATAGACGATGCTTTGGCGCAAATACAAGTTCCAGTAACTATAGACGGTGTTCAGGTTCTCAAAGAAGGCGGTAAGTTAAAATTATTTAACACTAGTGGTCTTATGAGTAAATTTGATGACATGATTGAAGATCATGGGACATCTCTCTTAGAAGGTTCCGTTGGTCTTGCATATAACTCGTTAAAAGAACTAACAGATGCGGGTGGAAGAGCTAGTTTTAGAAACCTTGTTTCTCTTAGAAAGCACGTTAATGACAGTTTAATGTTCGGTGCTGGAACTCAAGGAACAAAACAACTAAATAGTCTTAAAGGTTTGCTTGATAATATGTTAGACAGCGATGATATTATTAATCGCTTAGTTCTTCCTACAGGATTAGAACTTCCTAAAGACACAAGAGAAATATTAGCTGCGGCAGCAAAGTTGCGCAAAACTGCTAATGATAATTACAGAAAAGGCATTAGTAGGTTTGAAGATTTATCAAACATTGGTGTTATACGGTCTATACAAGACTTAAAAGCCTTTGGTGATGCAGGTCCACGAGCAATATCAGATGGCTTTTTTTCTAAAGTTATTAAACCAGATTCTCCTGAACGCCTTCAGGCTGTAATAAGTGCAGTTGATAACCCAAACGAATTATTGGACGAACTTGGAGGCCGTTTCTTTAGTATGGCTATAAAAGAATCTAACCTTGATCCAATAAATCCTGAAGCGTTTAACGGTAAAGCATTTGCAAAAAGTATTATGAAACTTGGAACTACTGGACCTAAATTATTTGGCAAAGAGTGGGGCGAAGTTAAAAAACTTGCAAAGGTTATGGAACAAACAAGTATAAAAAATACTTTAAATGCAAACGATGTGCAAAGAGTTTTTGATGCAGGAGGTTCTTCCAATCTTATAATTTCTTTAAAAAATGTTGTTAAAGCAAACAAAGAGCAAACAGAGGCTCTCAAAACAAGTGTTATTAAAGACTTAAACAATCCGAACAAATCTTCGAGTTATGATGACGTTGTTAAGGCTTTAACAAACCCTAATTTGACTGAAAGCGAAACGCGTCAAATTATGAAGTTTTTTGACTACAACCCTCAAATGAAACAAAACATGAAGAATGTTGTTCTTCAAGACATGCTAAGTGTAGTTGACGAAGATGTATTTACATCTGCTGCAAAAGCAAGGTCTTTACAAGAAACCTTGAGCAAATATAAACCGGGTTCTTTAAAACAAATTTTAGACGAAGAAGGTCAACAAACTTTTAAAGCATTAAAAGATTTTGCAGACGATTTAGCTGTTATTGGTGGAGATGCAGCTAAAGAAGGTTCTATTGCTGCTTCAGGATTGTTTTCTCGAATATTTTCACATCCGCTTAATGTGCTAGGAAGACTAGCTAAATTTAGAGCAATCGTAAGTATTTTTAACAAGCCAGAATCTGTAAAGGCTTATATAGCAATGAGGCGAGCTACTATAAATAACCCAGAAGGTCGCGCTCAAGGCGTAATGGATATAATGAACCAAGCTGCAATGGAAGAAGGTATAAACGTAGGACAGATGGCTGGTAGGGCTGGTGGAATTGCTCGTGGAATAGGTTCTACCTATGGGCAAAGTAGTCGTGTAGCAAAAAACGTACTTCCTCGTGCTATGTTTAGACAGGAACAAGGAAACCGAACAAGTGTTCCAAATGTTCAACAACCTGAAATGCCTCAAATATCAATACCTAAAACTATCTCAAAAGGAGGTCCTGCTGCTCCTGTTGGTGTAATTGATATTCTTCGCTCTAATGTTAATAAAGAACTTAGAGATCGCGCACGAAAAAACCCAGCAGTGGCAGCAACACTACTGGGCGGTCTTGGAAACGCAGGACTGCTTTAGTCTTCTAGAACTGAAGCAATGCCGCCAACGCTGTTACGTCTTTCATAGCGAGATGCCACCTTCGATTGCACATCGTCATAAGACTCATCAATCATGCGAGATAACTGGCGACCTATAGCACGGTCTTCATGATCCGCTATTTTTACTAATTTATCGTAAGCTGCTATTGAAACGCTTACTGATTTGTACTTTACTGGATTTGGCATGGAGGTTTTCCCATAAATGACGTTTTCTTCTGTATATAATCCCAAACGGCATGGGTCAAGAGCCAAGTACGGAAACAAGAAAGTAACGGTGCAGGGCATTAAGTTTGACTCCAAATGGGAGTCAGAGCGGTATCTATATATAAAGAGCCTTGAACGTGCAGGTAGGGTGCGCAACCTTGAGCTACAGGTTCGTTTCGCACTAGAGGTCAACGGTCAGAAGATTTGCACCTACATAGCCGACTTCCGCTACGAGAAAGAAAATGCCAACGGCGATTGGGAAACAATTATTGAAGATGCCAAAGGTGTAGAAACCCCTGAATTTAAACTAAAAAAGAAATTAATGAAGGCGTGCTTGGGCATAGAAATATTTTTATCCAAAAAAAGTCGTTGACATATCCTTCACCATGTGGGATAGGTAAGGTTCTAGAAATTTAAAGCGGAAAGGAATCGACATGAATAGTCGTGAACTGTTTGATCGTCGAAGCGAACTCAAAAACATTATCAGTGAACTGCGTAATGAGTTAAAAAGCGTAGATGAGCAACTACATGATACATTCTTTAACCAAGCGTGTGACGCATTACGCGCAGATGGTAAAGACTTTGGAACCACCCACATCGTAGCAGGAAACCGTAAGCTAAAGGCTACAGTGCGCAAGAAGGTGGTCTGGGATCAAAATGAACTTGGTCTTGTTCTGGAAGCTATGGCTCCAGAGGATGCGCGTCACTATGGGAAGCTGACGCTTGCCGTTGATGAGCGAAAATACACAGCCGCGCCACCTGCGGTTAGGGAAGTTTTGGAACGTTGCCGCACCGTTGAAGTCGGTGGGTTTACAATTGAGGAGGATGAATAATGGCTTTGCAAATTATCACAGCCGATCAACGTTTGGCTGAGAAAAAAGGCCACAAGATTGTGGTGTGTGGCGCAAGCGGTGTGGGTAAAACCACACTTGCTAGAACGCTTAATCCAGAAACCACACTGTTTATGGACTTGGAAGCAGGGGATGCCGCCATCGAAGGATACCCGATTGATGTTATCCGTCCGCGTACATGGACAGAGTGCCGCGACTTGGCTTGCTTCTTAGGTGGGCCAAATCCATCTCTTTCAGAAGATCAGCCATACAGCCAAGCGCATTATGATTATGTCGCTCAAATGTTTGGCGACAGTGAAGAGGTTTGGAGAAAGTTCGATACTCTTTTTGTTGACTCCATTACTGTAGCAGGACGTTTGTGCTTTCAATGGTGTTTGCAGCAACCAGAGGCGCGGTCTGAGCGGTCTGGAAAGCTAGACACACGCGCAGCATACGGAATGCACGGACGTGAAATGATGTCGTGGCTTACACACCTTCAGCACATCCGCACAAAGAATGTGATTTTTGTTGGCATTCTTGATGAAATCACAGATGATTATGGGCGCAAGCAATACGCGCTTCAAATCGAAGGCAGCAAGACAGGGCGTGAATTGCCCGGAATTGTTGACGAAGTAATTACAATGGCAATCCTGTCAGGTGATCACGGTCAGTATCGTGCATTTATTTGTCAGCCATTGAATGAATGGGGCTACCCTGCAAAAGATCGCTCTGGTCGCCTCGAAACTTTGGAAGAGCCACATCTTGGCAAACTGATGGAAAAGATGTCTAGTGTCTCTCCAGACTCAAAGGACTTAACATTTGTTGATCCTGCAACTCAAAACTCTAGCGAAGAGGAGGCACAAAGTGCTTAATTTAAATAACGTACCCGCCGATAATAACCCACAAGACCGTGAGTTTTCTCTAATCCCAAACGGCACAATTTGCCGTGCAGTCATTCTTGTGAAGCAAGGCGATATTGAAATCCCTGAGTTCGGCTCTGGCCCTTGGTTCAAGAAATCAATGTCTTCTGCTGCTAAGTGGATGGAACTTGAGTTCACCATTATTGGGGGCGAGTTTGATCGCCGTAAGTTCTGGGATCGTGTCTTTGTCGATGGTGACAAGATGGGTCAAAGCGGCATTCCACAAGCCAAAGAGATTGGTCTGCGCACACTGAAGGCAATTGTTGAAAGTGCGCGTAACATTGATCCTGCGGACATGTCGCCACAGGCGCAGCAAAATCGTAACATCACAGGTGTTTTTGATTTAAACGCTATGGAGATTTGTGCTAAAGTTGGCATTAAGAAAGGCACTAATGGCTACAGTGACAACAATCGTTTGCTTGCAGCTTTAGCTCCTAATGCAAAAGGTTTTGTGTCAAGTGGACAAGCGCCAGTCATGCAGACTCCTGCTGCGGCGCAACCAATGCAACAGGCCGCTCCTGCGCAGCCACAAGCATCTGGTGCAGTTCCATCATGGGCACAACAATAATCTAGCGGCAGGGCCATTCCGCGCCTGCTAGACCACGGATAGGGGGGCCGTGGGCCGCGAACCCCCCAACTTACTATTCTAGCCGAAGAGGAAATCCTTATGCGTCCAACGTATGAGACTATTGATGACTTACGCAATGAGCGTAGTGTAATTGAGGCATTCTGTGGCCCATTTGATTACAAGTACGCCAAAATGCCCAAGCAATATCACTTAGATTATTGCGTCTTAAAGCAAGACAAGGTTGTTGGGTTCTGTGAAGTCAAAGTCAGAACGAACAATCACAATCAATACAGCACACTCTTGCTGTCTCTTTCCAAGGTTTCAGCCGCAAACGGATTAAAGGAGGCGTCTGGTATCAAGAGCATCCTGCTCGTTAAATGGAAAGACAAGCTCGGCTACACATACTTTAAGAATGACTGGCCTGTTATGGTCGGTGGTCGCACAGACCGAAATGACTGGCAAGACATTGAACCAGTTGTTCACATTCCAATCTCAGAGTTCAATTTTTTGGGGTAGCCATGTTATTACGTCCTTATCAAGAAGTAGCCGTAAGCGATGCTATCAAAGCACTCGACAAGCACGGCAACACATTAGTTGTAGCACCAACAGGTGCAGGCAAAACCATCATGCTTTCTGCCCTTATCGGCAAGCGCCATAAAGAAGGCAAAAAGATTTTAGTCGTGCAGCACCGCGACGAACTTGTTGAGCAAAATGAGTCCAAGTTCAAAAAGGTAAATCCCTACATCACTACAAGCATCGTCAATGGCACGGTTAAGCATTGGGATGGAGATGCAGTCTTCTCAATGGTTCAGACCATATCACGCGAACGTAACCTGAGAGAGCGCCCCAAGTTCGACATGGTGGTGATTGATGAAGGCCATCACGCTGCGGCGAAGACGTATCGCCGTGTGGTAGATGCCGTGCTTGAAGATAACGACAGCGCAGAGATTGTGGGCTTTACAGCCACGCCTAATCGTGGCGATGGAAAGGGATTGCGCGATGTATTTAACAACTGCGCACACCAGATTGAAATCGGCTCTTTAATCCAAGAAGGGTTTCTGGTTCGTCCCAAAACATTTATCGTTGATTTAGGTATCAATGATCAACTGGATAATGTCACAAAACGCGGCAAAGAATATGACATGGAAGAAGTCGCCGCGATTATGGATCACCAAGTCATTAACGATAGAATTGTTCGGGAATGGCGTGAAAAAGCAGGCAATAGAAAAACAGTTGTGTTCTGCTCCACAGTCAAACATGCCGAACATCTTTGCGATGCGTTTCTTGCCTCTGGTGTCGATGCAAACTTTGTAACAGGTGAAACACCAAAAGATAAAAGAGCAGAAATGCTTCATGACCTTGAGCATGGTGATTTGCAGGTTGTGGTCAACGTAGCGGTGCTTACAGAGGGGTTTGATGCTCCACCTGTGTCTTGTGTCATTCTAACGCGACCATGCTCTCAGAAGGGTACAATGGTGCAGATGATTGGTCGTGGGCTACGCATTGTTGATCCTGAGTTATATCCAAACACAGTCAAGACTGATTGCATCGTTATGGACTTTGGTACATCTGTAATTACGCATGGTAGCATTGATGATGTTGCTAATCTTGATGGCAGGGACAAAGCGGCTGAAGGTGACGCACCTACAAAAATTTGTCCAGAGTGTGATTCAGAAGTTCATGCTCGTGTATCAGAGTGTCCGATCTGCGGTCACGAGTTTGGAGCGGCAGAAAAAGCTTCGCTAGAAAAATTCGTCATGACAGAATACGATCTAATGCAGCTATCTCCCTTCATGTGGATCAATCCATTCCAAGAAGGTAATGCGCTGATGGCTATGGGCTTTCAGGGATTTGCATTTGTAGGCCACATGAAAGACAACATGTGGGTTGCAATGGTAAAGCAGAACAAAGGTCGTGTCCGTACAGTAGCAATTGGTGAGAAGGTTCATGCTATGTCAGCAGCCGACGACTTCTTGCGCGAAATAGAAGACAGTAACGCCGCCAATAAAACTAAGCGGTGGCTCAATAACAGGGCCACTGATAAGCAAAGAAGCCTCCTGTTAGACCAAGGCATCCAAGTCAATGCAATGGACTTCTCATGGACAAAATATAAAGCAGGATGCGCCTTGAATTTTTGTTGGAACAAAAATGCTATGGGCAAAGCATTTCATGCAGCACAGGATAAGACCTTTGGGAATTAAGTTAATCACAGTTCAAAAGAGCGATGCAGGACCAGTCGTTTACATGTGGGTAGACGGCAAAGAGGTTGGTCATGTAGAGTTAAACACAAGGGCAGCAGCTAATCTCATTAGCGATTTAGCTAAAAACCTTGTGGAGAAGACAGATGCCTAGATTTGAAATGTACTTAATGTTCGCAGAAAAAGATGATGATTCGGTAGAAACATCTGAAATCGAAATGGTTTGTTGGGTTAATGATCCAACAAACCTTACTGAAGTTCAAGATAGAGCCAATGAAGTTATTCATGACCATCTTGAAGAAGCAGAAAAAGAGATTTTGTTTGGAACCGCAACCATTGTGATTAAAGGGCATGAGGTCTTAAATATTGGATTTAGAAACAAAGATGTGGACCCGGAAGAAATAAATGAAGTCGTAGAATTGTTCGGGTCAAGAGAGGAGACAATACATTGAGCAACCTTGATCCACCCAAGCCAGTCGAAGAATTGGCGCACATATTGAGCAAATTTGGATGGGATACTCGCTTTTCTGACCTTTCAGAAGAACAAGTTCACACTCTGATATTTGGAATACAAGAAGCAAAACGTCTAGCAGCGGAGATTGAAATTGGAAAACTCGAAGAAACTTACTATAAGTCAACAGGCACTTGGCCTTCTACATCAATCCCCTTCTAAGATTGACCCGATTGTAGAACACATTAAAGCCGCAGTTGATAATGCCATTGTCGCAGGCGAAAAGAAACGTGAGCGCCGAAAGTATATTGGAGCGTCAAGCATTGGCGATGAGTGTCAACGCAAAATACAGTATCGCTATCTGAATTACCCTGTTGATCCCGACAAAGAGTTCAGCGCCAGAACGCTGCGTATCTTTCAGTTCGGTCATAAAATCGAAGACTATGCAGCCAAGTGGATTAGAGATGCAGATTTTGATCTTCGCACAGAAGACAAGGGCGGTGAGCAGTTTGGCTTTTCTATCGCTGATGGAGAGATTCGTGGACACATAGATGGAGTTATATGTGATGGCCCTGTTGCTATGGCATATCCCTCACTATGGGAAAATAAATCAGCCAATGAGAAAAAATTCCAAGCGTTTGTGCGTATGGGTGTTGCTAAAGCAAATCCAACTTACGCTACTCAAATTGCTCTGTACCAAACATACATGGAGCTTACGGAAAACCCTGCTTTGTTTACTGTGGTCAACAAAAACACCTCTGAGATTTACTATGAGCTAGTTCCATACAATCTCGCGTTAGCACAAGAGGCAAGTGATAGAGCGGTAAATATCTTGACCGCTGCAAAGGCAGGTGACATTCTGCCTCGTATCGCTCAAAGCAAAGACTTTTTTCTATGTAAGTTTTGTGAATATCAACAGAGTTGTTGGGATGAGTGAAATATGGGGCGCACCCCTACCAAAAGCGCACCCCACATTTAGTGTATAATGTTTGATCAGGGACAAGATAATGAATATTTTACAATTTGGCAAGACATCAAGGGAGGTAGCTGAAAGGATTTCAAGCGAAGTCCCAAGGGAAGTTCAGCTACGCGCTCTACTAGAAACCTTCCCGAATGGGATTCGTCGCGGCAATGATTTCATGCTAGGTTCATTGCGTGGGGAAAAAGGTCAGTCGCTTCGCATAAACATTGACATCAATAGCCCTTGGTTTCTGAGCGGTAAAGACTTTGAGTCAGGTGATGGCGTAGGTGGTATCAGCAAGATTATGAAAGAGGGCCGTGGGTGGACACTCGCGGAAACAGCAGAATACTTCTCTGAATATCTGCCCAAAAACCTAGCGCCGCAACCAGAGAACATTGTCAAGCTGAACAAGCCAGAAAACTTTAAGGTTACGAACACAACTGCCACAAATGGCTTTATCAAACCCGAACAAAAGCCTGTGAAAGCAAACATTGGGCCAAGCACTCCGTTTGAAGAAGAGTACGACTATACAGATGAGGACGGTCAAGTTCTCGTTACTGTTAGAAAATACTTTGAAAGAGATGCAACTGGCGAAATTGTTCGGGATGGAACAGGAAAACCAAAAAAACAGTTCCGCCAGTTTATGAATGGAAGCCAAGGTTTACCCGAACCCAGACCTCTTTATAACATACCCAATATACTTGGATCAGACAAGGTTATTTGGGTTGAAGGTGAAAAATGCGCAGATGCTCTTAGTCAGCTAGGATACGCTGCAACATGCACAATTGGTGGCGCGGGAATGCTGTCCGAAAATACAGCATCAAAGTTCGACTTCACACCTCTGCGCAACAAAGAAGTAATCCTATGGCCTGATCACGATGATGCGGGGAAAAAACTTGCAAGGATTGTTGAAGCACAAGCAAAAGCCGTGGGTGCAAAATCAACGCTCATGCTTCAAATCCCATCAACAAAGCCTGAAAAGTGGGACGCAGCAGATGCTGTCGAAGAAGAATTCAACATAAAGAAGTTCATCAAAGGCCATGAAAATAAAGTAAAAAAGCCGATATCTCTTTTAGATGATAGCTTGCTTATCGACAAATACTTTGTCGGCAGCGCACCAGAGCAAAAGTTTCTCATTGGAGACACAATGCCGCTAGGTGTTCCAGTGGTATTTGCGGCAGCAGGGGATAGCGGCAAAGGCATGATGACACTCGACCTTGCCATGAAAGTAGCGTCTGGAGCATCTATGCAAAACGCTTTTGGCGGTCTTGTAGCAGAGCATGGAGATGCGATTATTCTGACTGCGGAAGATGATAAAGATGAAATGCACCGCAGGATCACTCGACTTGATCCCCTGAATTATCGTGAACATTATGATCACAAACTGAGGATTTTACCGTTGCCTAACTTGGGCGGCGTGTTCCCAATCATGCAAAAGTTCGACAATTCATATGTCATGGGCGATGAGTTCTCTCGGATATATGATCAAATGCTTGAATTAGATAACTTGCGGCTAGTGGTAATCGACCCAATGGCATCGTTTGTTCACGCTGATGTAAACGCTGATCCAGCGGCAGGTGCTGCATTCATGGGGCTTCTCGCGCAGATGGCAACCGAAACAGGTGCAACTGTCATGGTTAACCACCACATGTCAAAAGTGGATGCCAAAGAGCCAATCTCCACACCAGAGGAGGCTCGTAATAAAATCAGAGGCACATCCGCTATCGTTGACGGCGTTCGCTCTGCCTTCTCAGTGTGGCAAATAGATGAAAGCACAGGTAGGCAAAGGTGTAAGGATTTAAACATACCATACGCACGAAATGCCGCGTTCGATGGCGCTGTTGTGAAATCGAATGGACCTGCCAATCGTGAAATCAGGCATTTCATTCGTAACCCAAACACGGGTCTACTAGAAGATCGAAGCGTAGATATTCAAGCTATTGCAATGTCTTCCACCGTCAGAGAACGCTTGGCGCATGTTGTTGATTATATCCGTATGCGTGAAGCGCAAGGATTGGCAGTTACAATCGAAGGTGTGCATGATGGCGTTTGGAATACAGCCAACGGATTAGAGCCAAATGAGCCTTGCATCATAGCAATTCAACAAGTCAAACCAACAACAGTTAAAAACACAGTGACCAAAGCCATGCAGCAAGGTCTGGTTAATAAGTACAGATTGACCCCAAGCGGACCTCTTAAATACCTCGGAGTTCCAAATGGGCCGCTATCCAACGGGACATATGAACCCGTTACCGGGCGCGATAGCATGTAAGCCGATAATTTGTTCGGGTTATAAAGTTAACTACCGGGCCTCCCCGGTTAACCTTTTTGCTTGCAGGGTACGGGATTATATGGTACAAGTCCCAGTCTATGTAAAAAAAGGAGACAAACATGATTCATACATTTGAAGATAAAAAGCCAACACTTGAAAAAGTTCAGAAGCTTGTGGGTGGATTAGTCGAAATGGTTCATTCTCCGACTAACCCAGATATCCAAGTTCTTGTAAATGAAGAGGGGCTGTTAGACGGACTTCCTTTCAATGAAGAAGCAACAAAAATTTGCGGGACAGGGATTGTCGGACCCGCAGTTGTTTTGAAAGGAAATGCACGGTGGACATAGAATCCGCAAAAATAATAAGAAGAATGGAGCGGCGGATGTCTTGGATGAAACAAGATGCCGCCGCTCGTTCAGATCAAATAATCAAGCAACAAGTAGAAGAGCTTCAAGCACTATTGGAAATGCTCGTAAGAAAAATGGAGTCGGGAGAAAATGGCAAAAAGGTGGTCAGCAGCAGAAAAGGAAATGCAGGGCTATAAAAGAAAAATAGCAAATGGAAACATGAAGGTGACGTTAAGAACCGCGCCTTGGGAGAACAAAATGAATCTTATTAAGCTTCAAGAAGAAGGCGATTTCCAAAAAAAATTAGAGGCAAATCAATGCCCTAAGTGTAACATACCATTAAAGACATTAAACGAGTCACAAAGAAAATGTGACGCTTGCAAGTTAGTTATTGAAGATAACCCATAGAATTATTCGGGTTGTATGAACCCATCTGCTGGGGCTGGTAAGGATTCGACATACCGCCGTAACCGCCGTATCCACCCATGCTTTGTCCCATTCCATAACCACCAAACTGCTGTGGCTGCGGACGCATCTGCTGATAGGGATTCTGCTGATAACCACCCATCATACCGTATTGCTGCTGCTGATAGGGATTCTGCTGTGGCTGATTGTATCCCATAGCGCCGAACTGTCTCATTGGCTGCTGCATAGGCATCGGCTGACGCATAGGCTGCTGCATTGAGAACTGCTGTGGCCTACCAAATCCCTGATACGGCTGCATTCCTATCGGACGCATACCACCCAATCCCATACCCATCATCGGATTGCGCTGTCGCTGCTGAAACTGGTTCTGCAACTGATTAATACGGTAATCTTTATATCCACCCGTACCTTCAAAAGCCGAACGTAACTCTTGCAAACGCGCTTGCTGCTCTTGGCTCGGTGCTAGGCTCTGCTGATATTCCATCAACGCCTGATACTGCTCGTTGCCCTCAAACGGATTAGCGGGTTGAGAGCGTGCTTTTAACGCTGCATTGATTCGACTCTGATGTTCAGCAGGGCCAGAAGTATTCATTGATGGGTCTGTCGGGCCTGCGGCTATCGCCGCATCAATCATCGCCTGCTCTTCTGGCGATTTCATGTCTTGCTGCATTTTGCGGCCCATAGCGCGATTATATGTCATTTTACTTTGACCAAACATAGAAGGCCCACGCCCTCGGAAAGCCTGATTCTGTCTAATTTGTTCTGGTGAAATTGAATTACCCATCAAAGAGGGATGAGACAGAAACCCCAATCCAAGTTGAGATGGTGGTGAAGTCGGAACTCCAGAACGAGCTTTTTGAAGAGCAAACCTTCTAAATGAATCATTCCCGTAAGACATAGCAATCTCCAAACTAAACTTATTCGGGTTATATCATCATTCTCGTAACATATCAACTCTACGATCACCCATATAAGCATCAACAACCGTCAACAAAAAAATCGGCAGGTCGTCTGGGTGCAAACCTAAACCGAACAAAAGTTCGCAAACCAAATTGCGCATGTCAGAAATAGAAACATGTTCGGGTAAGTTTTGAAGGAGGTCACTAACGACCTCCTCCACTTTTTCAGAACTTAGGCTCATAAATTACGCCCTCTTCTTCCAACTTTTTAAATTGAGCTAACTCCCAAGCCAAATGAGAAAGACGCGGATCGCCCTCCCACTCAGCATCGTCTACCTCACGCTGAAGCCTACACACCTCATCACGAACAACATACACCCTGTCGTCCATTAAGAACCCTCCTGTGCAAACATCTCTGGCCTCGCTTTTGGCCTGATCGACATAGATGCAACCTTGCTAACGTCACAAGCAACATGAGCATGAAGAGGGTCTTGGTAAACAGCGTAAATAAACTCATCAACGCGCAAAGCCCTCTCACACTGCGCCCTAGTCTCAAACCAAATTGTAGAAACCATAGGCTCACCTTGTAACGTGTAGTAAAAAACCAACGCCGTAAAAAACTCCATTATGCACCTCCCTTAAAAATAGCTGACAACTTCGGGTCATTAAAGTCAATCTCGACACCAACACCTACGTCATCTTCATCGTCATCATCATCATCATCGTCGTCGTCGTCTTCTTGCATAGCTAATCCAAGAATAAGCATCCTGCGCTGATCGCCCTTAATGTCATAAACCTTGAAAAGTCCGCAAATAAACGCAGAAAGATCATTGTTTGTCATGTTCTCAGGCATCCGCTCAATAGCATTATTAAACGCCGCCACCTTCTTTTTGTTTGGTTTATAAAAACCCATCACTTAATCTCCAATCTATCAATCCAGTTTTGCAAAGTCTGATAATTCTTTAAACCCAACAACTTTGCAGCACTGCTTACGTTCTTTGATTTGGCTAATGCCCTCTCAACATAATCCCTCTTAATGTTATCAACAGCAGTAGAAACATCAAAGTCTTCGGGATTAACGGACACTTGTTCGGGTAATGATGGCGGATTTGACCTCCGCCAGTCTTCGTTCACTTGTATGTTGTGCCGAACCTCATCAATAAAGCCCAACAAATCAGTCTCAGTCACAATGCCGTTCAAACGATCAACAACATAGTGCATGCACATTGTATCCTCAACGCTACTCATCTGCTAACTCCTTTAAATTATATCGCGCAATAATCTGACTAACCGCCTGATGAGAATTGCCAACAACTTTCGCAATGGCTTTGACCTTCATACCTGCCTTCAGGCAGACCAATATCCTCTCAGCCTTCTCAGACAGCTTGGGAACACCATTAACGCCCTTGCTTGGCCTACCACCGCTGTAGCCACCATCCCTGCCCTTTAATCCCGCAATAGAATGTCTGCCGCCATTGTTGGCTAACATCTTTTCATTCTCAATCTTCGCCATTTCTTTCATTCGCTCCAATGGCGTTAATTGCTCTTCGCTCCCTTTTTCAAGCATCACTATCTCCCTACCAATCTTTTCCAAAAACTTTGCGAAACACTTCATCAAGAAGCTCTTCCATCTCCCTGTCACTCATTTTCTTTCCCCTTTCGGTAAATTTTCTGCAAACTATTCAACAGACGGTCACAACGAATTAACTTACTTAGATTCGCATCAAAGCTGCCGTCTTCGGGAACAAAATTCGGGTCATAATCTTTCTTGGTTTTCTTTTTAAGAGCCTTTAAACCAGACAAAATAAGCCCCATTTCTGGGTAACTTAACTCTAAAGAAATGCTGTTCACATCACCAAAAAAATAACCGTAAGAAACATTAAAGTAATCCGCAAAAGCCTGAACCGCACTTGCAGGGGGGCTTTTAACCTCCCCCCTTTCATACTTTGACAACAAAGACTGTGGAACTTCGCAAGCCTTAGACAATTCCAATTGACTAACGCCTCGCTGCTCACGAATGTAACGTAATTTTCTTCCGCTAAACTTATCCATCGTCCTGCTCCACTTCACCAGAACCCGAACAATTCTCACAGTCGTCCATCACTGTATCAATGTAACCAACATCACGACCAAAGCCGTGTGGTCGGGGCAAGTCATACTCGACCTGCCCTTCACCATCACAATCGGGACATTTACACATTTTCGATAAACGCAAAGCCGCCGCCATTGCCCTCCTCGTCCTGAGACAAAACAAAACTAAACGTTTGATTGCCCTTACGCATTGTAAACGTAGGCCAAACATCGCCAAACTCACACTGCACCATATTAAAGTCGATGATCTTCGCGCCCTTTAGCTGACCAAACATCTCCATGTAAAACTTGATATTGTCCATCTCACCAACTCGCCTGATAAGTTACGCTGTTCCATGAATTGCTTTCAATCCAAGCCGCAGCCTTGTCAAAAACTTTCGCATGCTCTTCGGCCTCATCTTTGTAGTAATCCCATAACTCAGGGGAGCCAAATAAAAAGCCGTGGCAATCTTCGTTGTCGGGCAAGCCGTTGTTGCGCAAAGCATCGGCAATGCGGTGACAATCAGAAGAATCCAAATGAATTTCCTGACAATCATCAACACTATTGGCAAACACATCTACAATGTAATTATGCAAAGGCGCGAACTTGCGCCAGTAACCAAGATCAAGATTGTAAGACGCAACCTCGAACCCATCAATAACAGGACGCTTAATCTCCAACTCATTGCCGTCTTTGTCGCGCTGTGAATTGTCAAATCGGGCGATATACTTGTCGCCGCGTAAATACATATCTAAGCCCATGATAAAAATCTCCTTTGTTTGCTAGACATATCCCATAATATCCCAAACCTTTATCAATGTCAATAAAAAAATTTATGCAAAACAAAAAAACCCCCGATACAATTGGAAAGGTGCTGTATCGGGGGCAAGTCTAGTTTTGAGGCAGATAGGAAACAGACTTCCCTTCTGTGAAATATTTATAGCGTGGGACAACATGGGACGCAAGAAAAAAATGCCGTTGAAGATAAAATATATGTTCGGTAATATCAACTGGGGGCGAATCGCGCGGTTTGCCGTGTCGGGGTTAAGCTACCAAATGCGCCACATTTTTTAACTTAACACGCCCCCACGAGGTAAACCGACAAATTGTTCGGCTTATCCGCTGGGAGCAAAACTGGCGTTAATGTTACGGGAAATAAAAAAACCCCCGCGAAAATCGCAGGGGTCATTAATTTATTCGGGTTATGTCAGAATCTACCACCATCTGCTCAAAACTCCAACTACCCAAACAATTACCAAAGCAACCGTGATAGCCGCAATAATCCAGTCCTCCAAATCTCCCCAGTCCATCACAATTTCTCCTTTTCCATGTGATTGATCAAGTCCTCAACAAGATCATGTAAACCCGCAATACTTTTAACCGCCTCGCCTAACCAATAAGTGCTTGCAAACTGCTCTTCCTGACACCGAAAAAGATTGTCAATAATTTCAATCTTGTTGTCGTTGAAACCTTCCAACCGCTTCTTGAATTTCTCAACACTCATGCTGCCAACTCCGCATCACGCAACGCAGAACGCAAAAAGTAATCATCAAGGCCAAAGGCATCATAACCGTCCTTGATCATCTCGTAATAATGCGCACTAGGTCTGCCAATGCCGCCCTTGTTGCCGTTCATGTCATAGATCAACCACTCGCCGTTGATAAACCGACGATCATATAAAGTCGGGTAGCCCTCAAGCCGATCCAATGCGCGTAAGCAATCGTGCGTAATCTTCCACGCAACAACTGGCAACATACAATCACGATCAGCGCGAAAGTCAGCAACCCCGCGAAAAATCAACCGATAGTTCGGTAAGTAAAAACCGCCCATAGGCTTTGCCTTCGGACATCGCTGCCGCATAGCGGCGCGGTTCATGTTCATTCCATATGCTAGATAATACATAACTTCTCCTTCTCATTAGATAAATAAACTTATCCCATAATGTCCCAGATGTCAAGCAATAAAAAAGGGGGGATAAAATCTCCCCCCTCTTTAATGTGCAAATTTTCTTCTAACTCAAGCGCCAAACTCTGACCGCATCTTCACCAACACTTCGGGTCGTGTAGCCGATTTTCATTAGCCTAGCGATATTGGGAACTTGACACCTAAGCTTCTCAGTAACAATAAAACTATCGCCAACTTCCAACTTCTCCATCGTCAAGCGCAATTCGCCCTTCTCACGGCCTCTAGGCTCTCGACGCGGAACTGGAACACCCTTCTCAATATTAAACATCACGCAACCTCCCAAGATACTGACTGCCATTCTCCATCGACAGGCAAATTAAGTTTTTCTTTTTCGCAATCAGTGAAAGTGTCAAAAGATTCTGAACACCAACCCCAAGAATTTGACCACGCCAATTCGCGGTCTTTCTTGTTCTCAATAATCCAACCCATCACGCAACCTCCTTCTCTGCTAAATGTTCGCGGATATCATCAGCGATCAAATCAAGCGCATCGCCGATTAACTCATTTGTAAATGATGCAAGCAAATCAGCTTCCATCGGATTAGGTAGTGAATTAAAATGCTCAACAATGACCTTCTGAGCATAACCAGATGAACAATCAGCCTCATGCGCAGTATACCGAACAAATTGACTAATTACCCAAGGTGTGATCTTGCGCTCAAGCTTAATGCCCACGCCGTGAGTTTTCAAAGCATCGCGCAAATACTGGACATTGCGGCGATAGTCGTTCTCACCAAAATAAGAACCATCCAACCAACAGCGGAAAAAGCGCCGCGTTGCGTGATTCTCATCAAATAAATCACCCTGAAGATCGCGGAGAATGTTATCTTTCTTGTCTGCTTGTGCCATGTTATGGCCTCCTTTCAATACTAGACGTTCCCATATTTAATATATCAATTCCCATACGTCAAGCATAAAGTATAAATAAATTTACAAAAAACACCCCCATTGATTTTAAAGGATTTTTTACGTCAAAAAAATCCACGTCAAAACTTGACGTAGTTGACGTTGACGTAACTTATTCAATGAAATCAATGACTTATGTGGTTTACGTCAACAGCGTCAAAAACCCGTTTTGACGTAAATAAGTCAATAAAATCAATGGGTTATTTTACGTCAACTACGTCACCCCCCTTATAGGGGGGGTATATAAAGACCCCCCACTTGTCGTTATTGTCAAAGCCGCGTTGACGCTTTGGCATTGGGACAAATTGGGAATCTCTGGACTTGCAACGGGGGAGCAGCCGCGCTATTCTAACAACACGATAAATTATTCGGGTTGAGCCAGCAGATGCCAAAAGTCGGGGTACAAAGAGCCAAAGGGGAAAAGCGCCTAACTCCTCCACAGCAGAAATTTCTGGATAACTATATCCACAAAGACATGACACAAACCGCAGCAGCACGAGCAGCAGGATATAAAAACCCGAACGTTTCAGCAGTGCAGCTTCTCAATCATCCACGAGTCAAAGAACGCATGGAAGAAATGCGGCAGGAACTCGAAAGCAAGTATGGGGTGTCCGTAACCAAATCTGTTCGGGATATGCAACGACTGCGGGATGAGGCTTGGCAGGCAGGAAACTTCGGAGCAGCCATCAAAGCCGAGGAACTGAGACTCAAGGTAACAGGGCTAATGGTTGCCCGTAGCCATGTAACACATGAACACGTTGATAATCTCAGCAGAGAACAAATCGTTGAACAACTGCAAGAATTTATGGATCGTGCTAAAAATCGCATGATTGACGTAACTCCAGCAGAAAATCCCGTAAAATCCGAACAAATCCCTATAACTGACTGTAGCGAGAACCCAGCAGAGTAGCTGGGTAACATCGTGCGGGGTGGCTGGCGGGGTCGTAGCCCCCCAGAATCGGGGCTTCAGGCGGGGTTGTGTCAGTAATCGGGGTCGGGAAGCCGAAAACTTGTTCGGGTTCTCCTATAGCCCTCCCAGCGCCTGTACGGGATTATCACCATTTTTGCACGGAATCGGGTCGGGATTCAACTTGCTGGGGACATAAACCGATAAATTGTTCGGGTTCGGGGTGCAGGCTCGCTGGAGGTCTACAGAACCGCTGGAGGTGTCGGGGTCGGAACGGGTTTGCCGGGGCCGGGCTTCCTCCGGGGAAACAATCCGAACAATTGTTCGCCTCCCAGAGCAGTACCCGCTGGAGTCTCCCCGGTGACTCGTGCCCGGCATCTCCTCCTCCAGCCCGGCAACCTCCCGTGCAACATAACCCGAACAATTGTTTGAATCCCGCTCCCGGCGCTCGCATTGGGCCGCTAAGTCATATTTTTCCAGCACCTGCTTGGACAAATTTTTTTATCTTTTTGTGTTGACATATAATATAGTGTGGGATATATTGGGATTAGTCTAGTCAAGAGGAAAAAGACAATGCACACATATACATGCGTACACGTTAAAAAAGGCACAATTGAAGTAGAAGCCTCTTCATCATATGGAGCAGCGAAAGAAGCCGCTAAGAAGTGGAATTTAAAATCAACGGCAGGCATTGACGCTTACTTGCATGAGGAGACAGAATAATGGAAACGATCACACTAGAGTTGCCTGACTTTTGGGCAACCGCACTTTTCTACGACGACACGAGCGGGTTCGGTTATGAGGATGAAAAGCCTTTTCAAGAATTTTGCCAGTGGGCACTGAAAAACTACGGCACTTCTGAGCCTGTAGATATGGACGAAGAAGGCCACTTCATGAAATATCATGATGCTGAACGGTTCGGTGTTCTCGCTTGCAACGTTCACCGCTATACTTTTATTGTGAATAACGGCAACCCAAAGACTAGCGCAATGAAAACACTAGCGCACACAATGGAGGGTTCGTAATGTTTGACGCACCTTTTGACGATTGCACCCACTGGATCGGGCTGATCTAATCGGGCTTCGGGCTTTCGGGATCGGGCTTCGGGCTTTCGGGATCGGGATCGGGATCGGGATCGGGATCGGGATCGGGGTATATCATATGATATGCCCCTTTTTATATGTATATACACATACGCACATACATGTGATCGCACGCGTTCTCTTTGAATATAGCTATTGCTGCTATCGTGGTAAATTTGACGCTGGATTTTCCAGCGTTTTTTTTGGCGCGGCGCTGGCTGGATCAATAAACCGAACAATTGTTCCAGATAATCCCAGAAAACCCCTTGTTTATATGGGAAAAATGCTATATTGAGTGTTTAGGGGCGCAGCTATGCCTGCCCCACATCTAGAAAAAACGGAGTAAAATCAATGACTTACACTAAAACAAAAATCTTCACAATGATTTGCAAAGGCGCAACATTAACAGAATTAATGAATGAAACCGGACGTAGTGCAACATTCATTCGCTCTGTTATCTCTCAAATTCGCCAACGCGATATTCAAATTACTTTTTCAAATAACACTTACAAGAGAGAGGTATAATCATGACTTACACTTTTGGAATAGAAATCGAAACATGCGGCGCAAGCATCGCAACCGTTCGCAACGCTTTAACAAATGCAGGAATTCGCGGTTGCCAAGTAAAGCCAGACGGCACGCCAAGCGTTGACGCTGAAATCGTGTTGCCGCCATTGGCTTTTAATTTGGACGAAAACCAATCAAGCCAAATAGCATGCCGCTATTTGAACGATGTTTGCGCGGCGCTGCAATCATCTGGCGCACGCATCAATTCTGCATGCGGCTTGCATGTCCATATCTCAAATGCGCCGCTTGATGATACCACG